CGTCTGTAACACAAGGTACAGGTGCTTGCACACGTAGCCCTTTTCGTGAGGGTTTCTGATAACAGGACGCCTGAGTTCCTTTTCGAGACCGTAACCCATTTTCCACGCCTTGTACTTGTAGCCCCAATAATGGAATGCAGGACAGTTTGACACAATCACACCGTTGGCGATATAATTGTGCGGCTCGTCGAACAGGCACACGTCATACCCGATTTGGGGTTCAGCGTCCTCAATCCTGTCAACCACGTATGAACATATAACGCCTTGCACACTCATTCCCTGCCTGTATTCCTTGACAGTGCGCATAACACCGTCCGCCCACATAATCTTATGGTCGGTCGTGACCGTCAGTGTTCGGTCGTAACCCTTGAACGTGATTTTGACCCAATTGTCTTTCATTTTGGATTGCCTTACGGCGGCGACAACGTGCCAATTGTCATCTGACGAAAGAACAAAATCGTCGGTCGTCACGTCCTCGATATTCTTGTAACCCTGTTTCGTGAGAACCTGCGTCCCTTTTGCGAGACAGTTACAGTGTACTTTCAAACCCCCGTCCAACATTAATTTCTCGATTTCCTTGTAGTTCCTCGCGTTCACAATATTCTCGAACGTCGCTTTCTCGATATAGATTCTCTGAGTGTATATGTACCCGTTATCCTCATACTCGGCTGACTGTGTCTTGTACATAATCGTCTGTTCCTTGACGTACATGGACACGAGGTTCGTTCCCTTGTCGAGTTGGCGCGAACGCCGCTGAACCTGAAGGAATTGCTTTTCCGAAAGCAATTTTCTGTAACCGAACCCACCGTCACGCATTTGGTACATGGTCTATCAAATTAAAGGTAACTCGAATTTTTGTGCGACAATGTTTATATTATTTGGTTGGGTTGTGTCGTACGCGACGAATTGCCAACCCATCTCGAATGTCCAAATACCGATAATTTTCTTGAAATCAAACGCGTTGCACTTGTAATACCGTTTGCCGTTGCGGACAAAACTACTAAACTCCAACGTATCGTAATCAATATCCTCGGAATCAATCATTTTGCCGTCCTTTAACACGACATAAAACCAATTGTCGGAGTCGTCAACACCGCCCTGTCCGTTTTTCAACATATCGGCTAAATAACCGATTTCGTCGTCAAACGAACGGGACAGTTGGGGCAACTCGGTTTCGTCAACATACACACAAAGATTTCCGTCGGAATCCACATCGGTTTCAATATAATTGTCATCACCGAAACCACCGTAACCGAAATCCGTTTTGTCGTCAACAAAATACACAATGTTGTTCCAATCGTCAAATCTTTCCTGTAACATATCCGTACCGTTTAAAATCGTCCGCGAATATAATAACTTTTTTATTACACAAACACTTTCTACAAAAAATATTCGATATAAGCCCCCGACACCATAAGCGTTTCAAGAATGTGCAGGGCGTACATGGCGTTCCGTTTCGCCCAACATTTGAACCCGTCGTCCGTCGGTTTGTCGTTCATAGCCTTGTACGAATCCGACATACGTTCGTTTACGACCGATTCGGGGAACACGTACCCTTTGTATATCAGTTCACCGTCACCGTCCTTTCGGGGGTAATGGTTCACCGACGGTATATCAAGGTATTTGTGTTCGTGCTTGCGTTTCATAATCAATCCTCGAAATATTCAAAATGTTCGCCCCGAACGCCCTCGACGATTTCCACCGAATCAAAATCAATAATGATTCGGGCGTGGGGGTGATAATTTTTCCGCAAATACTCAACCAACGGTTCGGCAAGGGCGCGGAAATCGGGTTTTTCGATGTCGTTGTTGTTTTCCATTATTCCGCAACCCAATTATACGTCACACTTCCGTCAGACACTGTCGCTTTGAGAACGTAAGTGCCGTCAGAGGCAGGAACGCTTGTCAATATGTTGTCGGCTTTGTCAACCTTGTTCTTGTACGCGTTGGTGAAATTGTTGTCACTGACAATGTTCCTGTCCATAATCAACTGAGACACGCGGTCGAGTATTTCGTCGTCACCGTGACCGAACGGGTTTGCGCTCGCACGGTCGTCGGTATAGAACACGTCGTTCACAGCCTCGTACAGACCGACAACGTTGTCCGACTTGCGCATTGCAGGCACGAAATCGTAAGCCAAGGTCGTCAAGTTGTATATTTTCAAACGGTACAGGCGACCACTGAAACATCTGTCGTATCCTGTCGTTGTCTTCAGACCGAACAGAACCAACGGCGCGTCGTTTCCGCCCGTGTCCTTCGCCGTCCAATCGTCGCTTGATTCAACGGTTGCGGTTGAATCGTCCGAATATGTGATTGTTTTGTTCGTGCCGTCGTTGACGTATTTGAGAATCTGACGGGCGTTGGCGTCTATCTTGGCAGTTACCGAGGTTGTCTTTATCATCACCTCGCCTGTAAGTCCGCTCGCCTTGTACAGACTGATAGCGAAACGGTTTTGTGTTCCGCGTCCGCCTGCGTTGATAATCTGAGGCGCGTTCGACGCGGTGGCGGCGGTATTCGACATATACTCGATTTCAAAGCCTGTGTTTTGGTTCGGAATAATCGGGGTTGTGATACACTGCGTGCCGTCCGTTTCTATATAAAACAGTTGCTTGTAGCCTTCCATTTCGACAGCCTCCATATTCTGTATATAACGCTTGTCGTTTTCCAACTGTGACATTTTCGACGGAATTGTCGGCTTGTTGTCGAGGTCGTCGTAATCGTTCGACAACGCGACGGGCGCGTTGGGAATTTCGGGCTTGTTCAACAAATCGTTGTACGAACCCGACATTGCGACAGGTGCTAATTGGTTTATCCAATACAACGGGTCGTAAATTGTGAGATTGCCGTTCACAATATCCATTTCGCTCAACATCGTCGTTTGCCCGAACAATATCGGGACACACATATAAACAATGGGGTTAGACGTGCTTTGGTTGAGTATCGACGTGACATTGCTGAACATACCGTATTGCGGTAGTGTCACGTCGGCAATTTTTGAACCGTTCATATATAAATGCACGGTTTCGTTGACCGTGATTCGGGCGTTCGGGTATGTCGGAATCGTGTCGTCAGGGAACGAATACGAAACATTCGTTATTTGCCAACCCGACATTTCCAACGTGTATTCCAAGTCCATTTCGACGTTCGGCAACAGTCTCGCGTCATTTGTCTGAACATAGTTCGTCAGGTCTATTCCCGACAGTTTGTTCTTTTCCTCTGTCGTATAGTCGTTTGTTGACAGACCCTTTCCTGACACGGCGTCAACCTTTGTGTCGAGGACGCCCTTTATGACCTTGTTCTGAACAGGGTTCTCGCTCGTCCCTGACAGTGCGTCGTCAACAGTGACCGAACCGCCCTGAACGTCAAACGAGACATTGCCGTTGGTGGGTGAATATGTTGTCCCGTTCACGGTGACTGTCTTGACCATATCGCTGTGTGTGTGGTTGGCGGCGGCGAAATCAGCCGCGTCGTGTTCGGCGGCGTCACCCAACGTGACCTGTTTGGTACGTCCGCTCTTGACGCCTAACACCTTGGTTGAACTCTTGGTGAAATCAACCACGTCATATTCTGTTATCTTTTTGTCTGCCATAGTTTTACGTCGTTATATAGTTACTCTCATCGTCAGTTATCCTATTGCCCTCGTCGTCCGCCAAGTAGAACGTCTCCCTGATTACCGTTCCGCCGTCGTCGTAGCCTGTCGCGACAGCATTGTAATCTGTCAGGACAGCACAGCCCAAGTTAGCCGTCCCGAGGACAGCCGCGCACAAAACAGCCGTCAGGTCGTCAAAGTTATTCATATTTCCCCGTTGTTGGATTTGACGAGCATACAATCTTGTAATAAGCCTTTTCGGACACGCCCTTCAGCGTCTTGCACCAAGTGTCGCCTGTCCGCAACGCGTCCTTGTAGCACATTTGCCAATTCGTCTGTGACAGCGATTGGTATATTTCAATTTCAACGCCTGTGAAATCAGGCACGGAATCAAATGTCAGTTCAACAACCGCGTCACTGTCGAACTGAACAATGTCGCTCTCGTATCTGTCACCAACCTTTGTGAATGTAAAATCTGCCATAATATTCTGTATTAAATAAGTTTATGTCAATCCGTAAAACCCGTCGTGTCCGTCGTCCTCACCGCCCCTTATGTAAGCCACGGCGTATATCGCGGCTATGACAGCCAATACGAGGCTCACCAAAACGCGCTCCTGTGTCAGCGTGTACACGGACGCGAACAATACGGCGAGTACGACAATATATTTGACAACATTCAGGTTCATTTCTTTAACTCTTTCAATTCTTTGACTTTCGCTTTGAGTTTCGCTATTTCTATATCCTTTTTGGTTATGACCTTCTCCTTTTCGAGCAATTGGCTCGTCAGGTCGGCTTTCTCGGAAATAACCCGTTTGTGTTTCTCGACGAGTTCGAGGTGACGGACTTCGAGTTCGTTGTAACGTTCCTTTATCTCCCTGACAGCAAACGACTCCTCGTCTTTCTTGTTTTCGAGTTTGGCTTTCTCATTCTCAATTTCAAGCGCGCGTTTCTTTTGCTTGCGGTCAAGGAAAACGGCTATTCCGCCGCCGCCCAACAACACACCCGTTATTTCCAATATAGCTGTTACATCCAACATTGTGTTTACTTTTTTGTCCACACAAAGATACAAAAAAAGTGGAATTGAAAAACAACCCCACTTTTTAATAAACGTTTCCGCTAACGATTTAACCTCTGCGGCGAACAATGTTGCGGCTTACGCGGCTGTCAGCGGCGCGTCTTGCAGACGGGCGAACAGCGGCGCGGCGTGCGCGTGCGTCACGTACACGGCGAGCGGCGGCTAATGCGCGGCTACGACGTACTGCGCTGTCTTTCACGGCGGCGCGGCGTGCGAGTGCGCGACGTTTTGCAAAACCGTCTTCCACACGTTTGCGGATGATAGCCAACTTACGGCTGTCAGCGACACCCTTGCGGCGTACGATAGCGCGGCGTCTAACCGAATCAGCAACCTCTTCGTCGTCAGCCTCAGGCTCGAAATCAGGCTCTGCCTCGCCTGCGTCCTCGCCTGCGTCCTCACCGCCGTCAGGCAGTAAGTCACCAATCACCTCGACAACAGCCGAAATAATGTCCTCGGCGGCGTTCAGAACCTCAGCAGGTGCGTTGTCAACCTCTTCGTTCAATACGCTCACAGCCGCATCGATAGCCTCTTCGCTTGTCTCAGTCTCGGCGAGTTCGTCCTTGATACGTTGACGGATGCGCATATACATTTTGCTTGCGCTGTCTTGTTTGCGTGTCAGTCCCTGTATGGCTGATGTACGTTTCACCATACCTCGCGTTGCAGGACGTGCTGAATCGCTAACGCGGTTAATACTCGACGCAGTGCCGTTGCGTTTCACAGCCATACGGCGTTTTGCGTCCAAAATTCTCTTGTTTCGGGCAACTGCGCTGTCCGACACACGGTTGGCGTTATTCTTAACCTCTACCAACCCATTCAAAAAATCTGACATAATGCAAAAAAATTGTTTAATTAAACATTAAAATTCTTTTCACAAATATACGCGTTTTTTACAACTTAACAAAAAAATACGACAGACCTCGTTTTGTCTTGTACTTGTACCCGTTTTTTTTCATTTTGTAGGCGAGTTCCAAATCGCGGTCGGGACGGTCAACGGTGATTTTTATCTTGTCACCCTTGAAACGCTCGATTTCCGCGTCCTCGATACAGTCACGTATCGGTTTCAGGTCATCGTCCTGACCCAAGTCAAGTTCGAGTTGCTGAGGACGCTCGCTTTTTCTCGGCTGTTCCGTTTCGTCCTGCGCCTGTTCCGCGTCCTCTGTCCGTTCGGGCTGTTCCTGCACCGTCGGCTCGTCAGGCTCAGGCTCGGGTGTCGGCTCAGGGTTCGCCTCGGGTTTCATTTTTCCGTCAACGTAGGCAATAAGCGCACCGTTGTCTGTTATTTCAGGCGCGTTCTTAGTGCCTATGTACAGGCGCATAACCGTACTGTCATCCGCGTTGTACTTGCGCTGTGCGTAGTCTTTTATAAGCGTGTAAAGTTTGACCGATTTATTCGGCTCTTTCTTGATTCGGGTTGTCTCGCCTGACATTATCTGCGCCAAACCCATTGTAAAGTCACCCATTTCGTTGTTGTTTTTTTGTTGTTATTGTTTATAAATCGTTGTTGTCCATGTACTCGATTAAATCCTCAATAGAACCCTGTACCGACTGTATCTTTATACACAACGTGCGTTCAATTTCGTTGTCGATGTTCTCGTAGTCGCTGACGCCGTTATCCTTTTCAAGTGAATGGACTATGCGTGCGCCGCGTTCCTGTAATTTGACGGCGGAAATATAATACTTGTCAAGTGTGTTTCCATCCATACTATTCGTTTTTTTAAAAACCGAACCGTTGGCGCAGGGGACACCCCTACAACCAACAGCCCGTAAACCCTCTCGGGTTTGTGTATCACAATAACAACAACAAAAGTGATTTCATATTTTACTCTGTTTGCGGTTCAAATGTTTCTATTTCAGGTGCGCCGCCACCGCCACCAAGTTCCTCGCCGCCGCCCAAGTCCTCACTTGTGAAATCAGGCTCGCCCAAATCGGGCAAACCGCCGCCACCGAGGTCTTCGCCGCCGCCCAAGCCGCCGCCTGAGCCGCCGCCCTCGACACCTGCCTCGCCGTTCAGTTCCTCACCGTTGTTCTGCGCCTGACGCAGTTCCTCTAAGTAGTCGAGGAAATCGTTGTACCAATCCTGAATGACAGGCGACTTGATAGACGCGTTCACCAAGCCCAACAGTGACTTCAGCCTGTGTATCTTTTGCTCGATAGGCTCTTCGGGGTCGTCACCCATAACAAGACCCTCGATGTCAGACACAACCTCGGTATAGTTCGACATAGCCTGCAAAACGTCGTCGTCCTCTGAGGTCGGCAACTGAATCAGGCTGAACACGACGTTATACTTTTCGAGCGACTGTGTCCTCGATATGAACTCGTTGATAGTCTTTTCTATCAGGGTTCTGATTGAGTTGCACAGTTTGGCGTACCGCAAGTCCGAACGAATCATACTTGCCGCCGTGCTACCCATAGCCTGTGAGAAATCCATGTAGGTCGCAGGGAAACGGGTAATCAGGTTCAGTTTGTCAAGATAGTATTTCAGGTCGGGCAGTTCCTTTATGTCACCCTGAGGAACGTCGAGGTGCATTTGTGGCTCGCCTTTACTGTTGCGTGTCGGAATGATAGGAATATTGTCGTTGTATTCCTCGTTGTTCACCGACGTCAGGTTCATGGAATCAGCGTTTATCGCGGCTGAAATAGTCTCGACAACGTCCTTTTGGGTGTCACCGTTAGACAGACCGACGTCAACAGTCGCATAACGTACGATTCTCGACAGTTGGGCGCGATAGCGTTTCAGGGCGTTCTCAATCAGGTTGAGCGCGTCCAAAGTCGATTTCGCGTTCTTGAACTGCATCGGGGTCGGCGTTATTTCAAACACGATGTCGTCCGTCAGGTCTTTGTTGTCCTCGGGGACTTCGAGCAACGAGTTCTTTTCATAATTTATGAAAATGATAACGTCCTCTAAGTTGCGTTTCTCCTTGTGAACCTCTGACATATCGTAGGCGACGACCTGTTTGGTCTTTGTCAGGTAGAACTTCAGTTCTTTCAAGTTCGGCAACAGACAAATCTTTCCGTTGTCCTCGTCGAATGTCGCGTTGAACACTGACACGCCGACGAGTTGCAGGTCTTTCGACACCCAACGCACGACCGAGTTCAGTTCGTCCTTGAACGAATCGAGAACGGCTTGGTGCGCCTCAGGCAACTCTGTCTCGCCCTCGGGTAACTCGTAGTTGTATGACACGGGCGTCTCGCCACGGCAAACGTCGTCCGCCGTGATGTCACAGATAGCCTCGGCGTACGGGTTCTGTGACAGGTCTTGCTCGGACGCGCCGCCGTTCGTTGTCGTAGAGGACGACGCGCCGTTGTAACCCTTGCGCCACGACGTACCCGTCGGGATGCCCATTGCGGCTTTTATCGTTGAGAAAAAACCGTCAACGCTTACCATTACTTACCGTATTTGAGTTGTCGGCTCTTCAGTTCCTGAGCGAAAGTGACGCCTGACACGCGCTCGCCCTTGCGCTTTGACAGTTCTGCGGCGAACGCCGACTTACCCAAGCCGTGACCCTTGCGCTTTACGAGTTCGCCGCGCAGTGCGGCTAACGCGTTAACGTTTCTTTGGGGTTGCTCTTTCTTTTCAGGTTTCTCTGCCTCAGGCTCTTTAACCTCTTCAGGTGTCTCGACATTTTCAGGCTCTTTAACCTCTTCAGATGTCTCGACAGGCTCTACTGCCTCAACAGGCTCTACTGCCTCGTTGTCTTTCTCGACAACAGGCTCGTTTTTTTTCTTTCCCATAGTCTCATCGTTTTCGTTTTTGTTCAATAATAACGCCTTCATAGCGAAAAAAGGCATTTTGGGGTCGTACTCGATACCCTCTTTTGTCAGCAACTCGGCGAGTTCCGCCTTTGTGACGTTGCGTAAGTCTTTTGCTGTGTACTGTGCCATGTTGTTTATGTTTTAATAAATAATATCGCAAATATATACAAAAAAAACGAGACGTTGTATATGCGTCCCGTTTTGTTTTGGAGTTTTAAACAAACCTACTCGTTGTATATAAATTTGTTCATTAAATCAATAAGGTTGTCCCGTGTGATAGTGTACGGAATAACTTTTAACCTCTCAAAAAATCTTATCATCCGTTCACGGTTGTTTTCAATAATAGTCTCAATATCAAAATCCCTCACGTCATAACCCTCGTCCTCAATCGCTTTTTCAAACCATACGTGTTTCTTTTTATAACTATATTCCTCGTAACGTTTACCCATACGAACCTCAATAAAATCAGTGTTGAACGCCTTGCGCTTTTTGGTTTGTGATTTGTTGTCATCTTTCAACTCTACGTCAAGTAATATGTCGTATATTTTTGTTACACATTCCGAACCCCAATGCTTTTGTAACTCAATATTGTCAAACAAACATATTTTTGCAAGATTCTCGAATATCTCACCCCAATTATTGAAACACAACGTAAGATACTTGTTGCGGTGAATCGCCATATCATTTATCCGTTTCGTATCAATTACGGCTTGTAACTTTTTAAAATTCAAATTTTTCATATACGTATCGTTTTAAATTGTTGGTGCAAATGTAATAATATTTTTATTACATACACCTAAAAAATCTACTGATACGCCAATTCCCTCAAAACCCGTTCGATTGTTTTTCCGCCTATCAGGTTCACCTTGTTAGACCCCTCGTACAAGTCGGCTATCGAGCCGCCCGTCTTTCCGTACGTGTCGGACAGGAAAAACGCGCCGACGTTCGACTGTAACACGTCATCGGACGAGTTCTTAGCCTTGACGACCCTGTGACGCTTGTAGTCGTGTACCGCCTCCTGAACCTCTTGTTCCAACAACGGGTCGGCGGTCTGCCTGATTCTACCCTCGACGAGACCGCGTTGCCAATGCAGATACGGTCGGTCGGTGCTGTCGAGCGATATTCGTATGTTTTCAAGACCCAATATGTCGAGTATTTCCTGACGCAACGATTCCGACTGATATTGGTCGGACGCGAACGACACAAGGTTCACCAACTGCGATATGTCAACTATGAACTGTTGAACCTTGCTGATTTTCGTAGCGGCAGGATAGTGCGGCGGAATGATTTTGAGACAGAACACCCGTGTATGCACGTCGAGGTTCTTTTCGTTGCGCCCGTCGTACCTGAAACAGGTGACACAGCCTCGGTCGCCTGCGGTTGACAGGTCGAGGTAAATGCTGTGCGGTCGCTCGGGGAACTTCAGGTTTCTCTGTATGATATACTCGATAATCTGAGTGTCGTCCTCTGTTGACGCCTCGATACTGTCCGTCGTGAACAGGGGGTCTTCGTTGGTCTCCGTGTAACTCTCGTACAGATACCTCAGGTTCGACATAAAAGACCCCTGAACCATCGTCGGGACGCCGCAATGGTTCTGAAGGGCTAACGCTATGTTAGCCTTGAAATTCTTTAACAGGTTGACGGGTACGAACCGTATGAACTTGTCCTCTTCGCCTGTTCCGAGAACACCGATAGCCTCAAACAGACGGGTGCGCTGTTCGTCCGATTCTATGATACAGGGTTCGGCTGAGCCTGAGCCTATGAACACCTCGAACTTCTCTGTCGCGTAACGCTCAGGCTTGACCTCGTAGCTGACGGACGTTATGCAGGTAGTCCAACGGTCGTCTTTGACAGCCTGTTTCCGTTTCTCGACAAAACTCGACTGATAGGACGCCGACGAAATAAGAATCGCGAGGGCGTTGACAGAACCGTCGGGGTTGCTGAAACGTGACACCAACCTGTCCATCAACTGATTGTAAAGCAACGTGACTTCCTGATATTCCTCAGCCATACCCGTACCGACGCCGCCCGAGCGGAAATTCGCCTCGTCGAGAATGAACCCCCAAATGGACAGACCGATTTGGTGCGATTCCGTTGACGCGAAATCTATGTGAAACTTGTTCGGGAAACTGATACTTGACTTCAGACCCTTGTCAATCGGGAAATTCTCGTTGAACCACGCGCACTCGTCGAATATGTTTCTCAGTTGCAAGAAACCTGACTTTTTCGCCATTTCAAGGCTGACGGAGAAATACAGACAGTATATTTCCGTATTCAGGGCGAGGTGCAATTGAGCCTGAGGCGAACCCTGAGCGAACAGGCGGTAAACGCGGTACGCAAAATAGTAGTTACTGAATGTGGTCTTACCGCCGCCGATTGAACCGTCGAGGATTATTTCGGACGTCAGGGGGTCTATCGTCATACCCTTGTTTATCCAATAGTCGTACAGGTCGCTGTTGTTGCAAAAGTTCGGGGACTTGACAAATTCCTCGAAAGACACGAGGTTCACGTTGTTCAGAACCTCGTCGAGTATGTCAATTATGTTTTCCTTTTCCATTCGTTGTTGTCTTTGTTTCCGCAAAGATAATAAAACGCAGGGAACGGTACAAGTCTGTGTTGTCCGTCCCCCGAATCGCCTTTCAACTGTGAATGCGAACACAAACGGGGCTTTGACAACCCCGTCGGCTCGGTTTCCCGATTGTACCTTTTAACGTGCAGTACAGAGGGCGTACCCCCTGAGTGCGCGGCGCACCTTAACGACGCGTTGCAAAGATAATAAAAAAACGACACCCGTATTCCGATGTCGTCCTTCCGCCCTACGTTGCGGCACGCGCTACGCCGTGTTGCCAATAACTACTTGCAATTAACGGGTTCTGCACCTTGCGGTGGTCGTGTGTTACGATTCGCACGTCTGCGACCTGTATCGTTAAAACGGGACGCCTGTTGTGACGCCCCGTCTCTCTCTTGCGATGGATTTATGAAAAATTGAAATTGTTATTCAACATAATCATAAAGTTCGACATCAACGTCAAACCCTAAACTTTCAACCCATTCCTCAACAGAACTTTTAATGGTATTCCAAGAACTACCATAAACAATTCCCCAAACAGCAACCGATTCACCCTCACCTACTCTGTCCATCCATTCAAAATCTTGCGATTCACACCATTCGCCACCTTGTGAAAACTGTTTGTACTCAATAGCGTTTTTAATTTCGTTGGCGTATTTGCGCCCCTCGGCGTTAGACATAGATTCACCACCAATAACAGAAACAACAACCTCGGCGACTTCCTCGTTATCCTCACTGTCTTTCACGCGACGAGCGGAATCTTTCATACGCTCGAAATACAGACCGTTGCGCCCACTCAGTTCTCTCTCTGATACCGATACGCCTCGTCCTGAAAAGTGTTTTTTAAATCTGTCTCTGTTGTTTCTAAAAAACTCGCCGTTTTCGGGATTCGATTGGTCGTAAGGGTAAAACACGTCCGCGTAAGCGTCAATACCCTTTTGAATTTCACCTGTCACGTCGTCAAATCTGTCGTCTTTCACGCGGCGAGCGGAATCACCTATTTGGTCATCAGGATACTCTTCAATAGTCAAATCGTCGATAGCACTACTTACCTTTGCCAAACAACCCTCAACAGTGTGGTCTTTTACATAACCCCAAGGCGCACCCTGTGTTGCTGATAAATAATCAAACATATTTTGGTTATACTCGTCAAAGAATTTTACATTCACCTCAATAGGAGCGTTCTCGTTAAGAACCCTGTTGATATTGTAAACATAGAAAAATATTTCAAAGGCAGAACCGTCGGCTGTCTCAAACGGTATGCTTACACTGAAATCGTCACCGTTCTCGCCGCCGTCAACAAAGGTTGTTATGTCGTCACCGTCATAACCGTAATAGAAATCAGTATAACTCAACATTTCCAACGTTCTGTCCTTACATTCCTGAATCATAGAAACACATTCGTTTCTAATGTCGTCAGACACGTTACTGTCCTTCACGCGACGGCTGTCAGCAACCTCGTCTTCGTCGCTTTCCTCGTAGAACTCGGCAGGCTTGTCAGTCGGTTCGCCGTCAAAGTTCTCGCCGCGCAGGACGTGAACGCCGCCACCTTGCGCAGTCGCGTCAACATAATAGTCACCGCACCAATCAATATAGTCGTAAACGTCGTCAAACTCCTTGTAATCAACACTTTTCATTTCTTCTTCGATATTAGGATTATCAAAGAAATAATCCTCAACAAAATAAGTATTATCACCATTCTTGTCCAAAGCGGCAACTAAACTTTCAAGCGTCACCTCTGACCATTCTCTCGGCGCGTAACACAGAACTCTGTCAAGTCCATAACCGCTACCGCTCCAAAGAACAAATTTCCACAGTGTATCGTTTTCTGCATCAGGTTCGTTTAATGGCTTACAGCCCATAAACCACTCGTCAGGCAAACCCTGATTGTCTCTTATTCGTCTCATAGTATTATGTTTTTTATTAGAATCCGATACCAATTGAAAGTTTCTCATTTCACCTTTCGTCAGGGCGATTTTGTTATAACTCTTGTAACCGCCGCCCGTCTCATAGTCGTCGTCAGCCTCAAAGAAACGTGTTGGTTTGTCAGTTTGTATTAAAACAGTAGAACCGTATTCGTCCTCACTAACTCTTGTGACAGTGCCACGCACCTTGACACCATCGACAGTACCCTCGACTTTCTTTCCAATCAAAGATTCGCCTATTTGTGATAAATCCATAGTTTTATATTTTTAAAATTCAATCACAAATATAGACAATATCTTTCAGGTTTGAAATTAAATTCTCAATAAATTCATTCTCACCTATGTCGTCACCTAACAATAGGTCAACCTGTTTCAGATACGTTTGGGTTATCACGACACTACGTAACGCGTCCTTCAACTTGTCGATTGTTTCCTCGGAATAATCGTTGTAATTGAACGGGGCAATGTTGTAATCGGTTTCGTTCACGAACACATCGTCCTTACCTGTATGGTCGCGATTCCAACAACGTTTATCCCACGCGCCCAATTTGTCAAACGGAATCGGTTTCCTGTTGTTGTCGATGACCGATTGTATTCGTTCGATTTGTTCGGTCAAATCCCTTATCAGTTCGTTCATTTTTTATATTTTTTAAATTCTTCGTTCAAATCCGTTCCTGCGGCGGTGTTGCACATTTCGTCGCATATTTCATTGTATCGGTCGCCGTTGTGTCCCTTGACCCACCTGTACTCGATTCTCGGCTGTTTCTGTGACAGCACCCTGTCCCAAACCTCGAACAGGTCTTGGTTCTTGTTCCGCGCCCATTCACCGCTCAACGTGTTCAGGGCATACTTGGAATCGGATATGACCGTCACGTCAGCATTCTGTTCGGGCAGATGGTAAACGGCTGTTATTATCGCTTTCAGTTCGGCACGGTTGTTCGTCTCGTTCTCGATTTTCCACGCGCCTTTCCTGACCGTGTTACCGTTCCCGTCCAACATCACGTACGCGAACGCCCCGACGTTCCGTTTGTTGGAATAACCGCCGTCTGTGTATATCGTGTACATACGTTCAGTTTTTAGGCGTGAACTTTATTGTTGCGCCACGTTTCGCCTCGTCGGTCAGGACGGTGCAGAACGTCTCTGTCAGGGACACGATGTCCGCGTCGGCGTTTCCTGCCTGACGTGACATTTCCGTCGCCATAGCGAGGACGTTCAGGGTTGAATGCAATACGACGGGAAACCAATTCACACCGCTGTTTTCAAGTTTGGCGAATATTGTTTCCGTCAGGTCGTTGATTTGACTGTTGACGAGTTTCAGTTCCTCGTCCGACATCTTTTTAAAAACTGTCTTCATCGTTGTTACTGTTTTATTCGTTCAGGGGACAAATATAATAATCTTTTTATTACAGACAAACAAAAAAATACAGGGAACATTTTACCGTCCCCTGTATTCACTAACTGACATTAAATCAAAATGTATGCAATGTTTACAAAAACGTGTTACCGTATCAATTTTCCCAAATTGGACGACCGTTTATATAAATTTTCCATACCAACCCTTTTACCGTAATAAAACCGTCGGTATAGTTGTCAACATCAAACTCATCAACAACAAAATCGCCCTTGTCAAACTTGTTTACAATTTCAACGTGATACCTGTCCTCGCCGTATTTGTTTTTACCAATCGTTGTAAAATAAGCAACCGTTCCGTATTCGTCCTTTATCCGACGTGAATCCGCAACGTCCTGTTTCTCGTTCTCAGGCTCGTTTTCGGTTTCCTCGTTTTTGTTGCGGCGTTTCGCACGGACACGCTCGGCGTACGCTTTCCAACGTATCGGTTTCGTCATATCGTTGACACGGCTGTCGGAAACCGAGTGCGCTTTTTCGTATTCGTCATAAGCCTGATATGCCTGTTTGAGCATTTTTTCCAAATTGACTTCCTGTCTCATTTTTTCAAAACTCTCATCAACCTCTTTATCACGCTGTCTTTTCCCCTTACGCAAATAAGACTGACGCTGTGCGCACCATTTTTTAAACTCATCCAAAGTGCTTATGCCTTTTTTAGCAAGCCAACCCCTTGCAATATCCGCCGATATATTCAAATAATGCTCGGCTTGCAAAGCCGCCATTTCCCTGTCGCTGTAACCTTTTAGGATTTCGTCCATACCTTGTAATAACGTTTTTTCGTCCGTTGCAGGCTGTATTCCGAAATACTCATAAAAACTTTCGTTGTCCTCCCATTCGTCCTTGATTTTCCGAGAATCACTGACCGCCTCTTTCATTTCGTCGCTCGCCTCAAATTCGAGGTCGGCTACGTTCTTAGCGATACCCCACTCTTTGAGCAACGCCTTGACGAAAGCGTTGGCGTCGGCTGTCGCGGCGCACAGGTCAATCATGGCGACACCGTCCTGACTGTCTGTCTCGTAGGTCTCATACTGAACACCGTCGATTTTACCCGATTCGTTCTTATGTTTGTTAACCTCGGCAATCATTTCGTCTTCTGTACCATCCTCGAAAGCGACAAACAGAACACCGTCGAGAACATCGGGGGTGTTTTCGTCTTTGATTTTACGTGAATCGGAAATGTCGTACATATAAACCTCTGTAATTGATTGAAACTCCATTTCGTCATCACCAACAACGCTTTTACAAACAACAGTGCCATCAAGGACATTGTGTTTCATAACCACCCAATCTCTATCTTGTAAATTAAAATATCGCCCTATTGGTATTGTACCTAAATAAGCCTTTCGCATTTTTGCGTCCTTGATTTTACGGGAATCGGAAACGGTATTCAAAGATTTTAGTTCGTTTACAGCGAGCCTGTGCGCTCTTTCAAGGGCTTTGATATACAGTTGAACAATATAATTGTTATCGTTGAAATAACGGTCAACCCTTGAAAGTGCGTTACCAACCCTGAATTTAATATCCTCACAACATTCCTCGACAGCGGCGTTGTCGTGTGTGTCGAATTTGGCAACAACAAGGTCGCTCAGGTCTTCTAATATAAAACCATTCCATTTCACCAACTCGTCAATAATATCGAACGCCGCGTTAGAATTAAACGAGGGGTCGTTTTCTCTAAACCCCTTGAAATGATACGGGGTCAACGGACAACGTTCAGCACTCGCCCACGAACTAAAATCCTCAATCAAACCTTTTTGAGACGAATCGTCGTCCTTAACACGACGTGAATCGGAAACCTGCCTGTCTGTGACACTTACAATATCCTCAATAATACCATTATTGCACGATAATTCTATTTTTATTTCAGGTGACATAATCAATAAATTACCATTTTCTCTTGTAAACCCAAACTTGCTGTTGATAAAAACATCGTTCAGGTTTTCTCGTAAGTCCTCAATATTTTTCCCTATATAATTTTCTACAAATCTATAAACGGATTTAGAATTGGGTTTATCGTAAATAATACGGGAATTTTTTTGATAGTCAGGCGATTCAATTACGTCAATATCATATCCGTCACGAACCCGTCTCTTTGAATCGAGAATCTGTTTGTTGTGAACCCTGATGTTCTTACCCCAAGCGGCTTTCGTTTGGTTCGCCAATTTGATAACGTCGCGTTCCAACGATTCCAAAGACACTTTCGGATTCTTTTCAAGGAACGTTTCAGCGTCCATTGTCGATTTAGAACCTGTATTCCAACTCTGTGTCCCCCACAGCGAATTACGCTGAATCGAGAACGTGTTATGGTTCGGGGTGCTGAATACGGCGCACTCGTTACCGTTCCTGTCCAACTTTGTACCGTGAAAGCGCAGGTTCGAGTTCTCACACTGTACGTACTCACTGTTACTGTCTTTTACTCGTTTCATATTCTTGTTGTTTTATTAATACAAATCGTGTAACCAACCCTGCTCTTGAAAATACAGGCACATATTTTCAAACTCGTCGTCGTTTTGAAACAACCATTGTCCCATTAAATAAATGTCAATATTGTCCCACATATCAAGTGTCTGACCGAATTGTTTTTCGTACAAATCGGTATAAACAGTCTCGACGTATGTTTGAAAATCGTCAAAACCCCCGTCAAAACTGTTTATCAAATCTTGCAACCGTTTTTCGGCTTTGCGTGACACGAAACCGTGCGACAGTTTAACAAGGGTGTCAAAATTGTTCACACTAACCGCGTAATTCATATCATTCAGCCTTTTTTGTTTGACGTTTGGTTATTTTCACCTTTTTCACGGCGTCTGCGGTCTTCTTGGCTTTCTTTTTGCCTTTCTTTCCGCAACCGTCTGTGACCTCGGCGTCGTCGAGGTCTGAATCAGCCTGCTCGATATTCACGTCGTCCTCGGAATCCGACACTTTCAGGCTCGCGACCTGATTGTACGGCACTTCGAACTCTTCTGAGCCGTCCTCGTTCTGCCAACGGATAATCACAGGTTGCTGACCGTGGAACAGGGCGTACTGCACCGTTCCGCGCTTGCCCTTGTACTCGATTTCCTCACCTCGCGCGAGCATACGGGCGTCGTCGATAGCCTGCAAGCCGCGACGGAATCGTATGTACGAATCGCGTATTTCCTTTCCGTTCTGTTTCAGTTCAGCCTCAGACGGTAACGAATCCACGATTGTAAGATTGTAACCGACGTAATTCGCCAATTCGTCCTTCAATTCGTTGTATTGTTTGCTATCGGCGGTTTTAAGGGTGTTGGCGTAATCGTATGTGCAAACCCCGTGTTGCCCGTTGTGCGAATAACATACCATTGTGTCTTGGTCGCGGTTCGCCGTTCCGTATGTGTTCGGGAACACAGCAAGTACGTCGGAATCCTCAATCAGGAATACGACGTCCTCTTTGATTTTACCCTCTGAATCGGTGACACGGCGGTAAGCCTGCAAGTTTTTCAGGTCTTTGCTGAAATATTTTGCTTTCGCGTCGGCGATTCGTGAGCCGATTGAACCCTTACGGGTGCGGCTGTCGGATATTCCCATTGCCTCTCCTAATATTTCTGAATTTTCTCTTGTGTCACCGTTTGCCCTTGCTGTCTGTATAACAAGTTCGGATAATTTGCTACCATGCAACCCTGTGTTTCTTTTTGCGTTTTGAATTTCGTCTTCCGAAATACCTTGTTCCCTTAACCATTTCATTTGGTTTTGGTTGAATCGCTCTGCGTTGGCAAAGATTCTTTCCATATTCCTGTTATACCTCTCACTTCTCGTAAGTCCGTCCTTTACACGACGGCGCGAATCGGAAACGTAATCCTTGTTTGAAATTTCGTACACAACTTCGGTTTCGCCGTAAATATCACCATCTTCGGTTTCGTATTCACCTGCCAACACCCAACCCACAATTTCGTTCGGGTCATTATTATACGATTCCATTTCACGTTCCAAATCGTCAATCGCCTCGTCCAAATCGTAATATTCGTGTGACAAACTCATCGGGGTAATGTCAAATTCCTCGGTGTCGTTGTAAATTTCAACAACGTAAATTTCGCTGTCATTATCATTTATTCGTTTCATATTATTGTGTTTTAGATTGTTACTATCATCAATATAAATCTTGTAACCCTCGAAATAGTAGTTTTTATAAAAACCCTTGTTGTTCAACGCGAAAACGTCCTTCTTGTATTTGCGACCCGTTACTTCGTCGTAACTGTAAAAATCGGCATACGCCCAAACCTCGTAATCACAATCCGCGTATTTTTTTATTACCTCGTGCGCTTTGTCAAGCGGCAATTGACGACCCTCTTTGGTGTAGGGAATTTCGTATGTTTCCAATACAGTATTGTCACCCCCCCGTTTCCCGTATTTGGTTTCAACTGTCAATATAAAATATTTTTCCATACCAATATTTTTTAATTGTTTACTATCTGATACTGTCTCAAACTCTTCAAGTTCCTTAGACGAATATTTAACCTTGCGCATTTCGTTTTGCAGGTCGTCCAAAAAATAACACCAATTATCGTACTCTGTCTTGTACTCGTCACCCAAATCATACTCAGGATAATCGCCTGAGTAGAATTTTCCAAAATCATCGGGGTATATGTGCGACAAGTCCCAAAACAGGTCTTCAGTCAAACCCTTTACGAACTGAAATTTCAAATCGTACAATTTACCTGAATCGGTCTTTTTTGTGAGTTTAAACTTCCAATTGTGACTACTTATGTAATTACGCAAGTCGCTCACTGACACTCTGTAATTGTAATCAACGGCAACAGCCTTGAAAACCTCTAATATTACGTCACTTGAAACATTCATATCTGATTATTTATCTTTCATTTGGTTGTTTGTATCTTTCACCCAACACCCTATAAATAGTCTGTTCGTCAGGTGTGTTCACAAGGTTGCCTGCCGAATCGAACAGTCCGTTCTCAACGAGCCTGTAACCCTTTTTCTTTGCACAGTCCCTCAGGCGCATATTTTCCTCTTTCGACCCTGTCGTACTCAACAGGTGTGTCGCCATCTGCCCGTCGGCGGCTCGTATAAGCACCACAGGGACGTTATCGTAATAGCCCCTGATAATCGAACTGTCTGCGACCATTTTCGCGAACCTCGCGCCGTCTATGCTGTTTTCGATAGTCTTGAACTCGGAATCCGAACACTCGACCACAATCGGCAACGACGTCACAGTCTCACAGCCTCTGCGGTATTCGCCCGACACAGCCCATTTGTGACCGTCAAGGACACGTTTCAGGCTGTCGGCTACCAACTCGCACTCGCGGCGTGTATGATTCTCGACACGCGCCGCCAACTCGCTGTCGGCGACCTTGCCTTTCAGCATATCGAGGTGCTTGCACGCGCCACGGAAATAGTAGCCCTGACAGGTGCAACCCCAATGGTCTTTCACTTTGATAAGACGGTAAGTCGCGTCACCGTCTTTTGAAACAGTGTACTGACTGTCACTGATTCTTGTAAGTTTGTAGTTGTCGCTCATTCTGTTGTTGTTTTTGTTACTGTCACCTATGACCTTTTCCTCGTCCTCTTTTTTCGCGTCGTCGTCCTTCTCGGCGATATAGACAGAACCCTCGTCGTCCTTTCCGACTATTTCGGTGTCGGTGTTCTCGTCAAGGTACTGTTTCGCGTTGGCGAGGTTTTCCTTTTTGTACTTTTTCGTCAGGACAGGCTCGCCGTTCTCTGATTCCATCAGGACGAACTCTTCGTCGTCCGCGTCAGATATGTGACGGTTGGAATATTCCTGATACAGGTCAAGAACCCTGTTGTACGTCGCACTGTCCTTTGTCTTACGGTACTGCGCTATCGCCGACTTCAGGTTGGTGTACAGGGCGGAATCGGAAAACGCGTTTTCGAGCGTTTCCTTTGACTTATGCTTGCGACCCACGTAAAACCCTTTCCGATAGTTGTTGTTATCGGATTTCAGGTCGTGCTTTGGGTCACGCGTCGCGCCCAACTGCTTGCCTAACTTGTAGTCGTCCAACTCTGCGATTTTAGACATAGTCTTTTATGTTTAGTCCTCGTCAAACATTTCCTCGATACCCTCAGCCTCAGCCATCTGATTCCAATCACGATAGCCTGTACGGGCGTAGATAACGTCATTCAGCGTCTCAACACTGTAACCGTTTATGTCGGTAACAAGGCACAATTCGTCGTAAGTCGCGATATTGTAACCCTCGATTAAATCCCAAAGCCTTGATTCTCTACTCATAGTCGTATTTTTTTATTCCTCGATTTCACCCTCGGCGTAACCCATTTCCTGACACCATTCAATAAAACTGTAACGGTCTATATAATAACTATAAAAGTCCTGTAACTGATTCCCGTTGATAGAACACAGGTGTCCGTAACCGTCGTAGAAATAGTAGTCGTCAGACCAAGACCATTCTATCTTGGTCGAGTTCGGGTCGCCCGTCGCGTAACCGTACGCGTGCTTAGCCATTTCCCAAATTTCCATAGGCTCTAAATCACGCCCCTCAAATTCCAAATACTCGAACTCGCCCATATCGTTCAGGGCGTACTCGCCGCGATTGTGTTCGCGCAAATATTCTTGTCCGTACTCTTCAAGTAATTCCTCGTAACTCATAGTCGTAAATGTTTTAATTAAAATTTAACCTCACAAATGTATTCAAAATTGTTCACAATATCAAAAAATTATTTTATTCGTCGGTTCGGGGGACTTTGTAATAAAACCCGTGTCAATCCTCTTTACAGTAATAGTTCCACGCCTTGCCGAGCGTCAGGTAGCACTCACCCCATTTGTCAGGGCGACCCTTCAGACGCCAATTCCCCGACTTGCGCAAAGTCCAAATCTCAGGCTCGTGAGAATCGTCAATCTTGCTGTAACTCGGCTCGATTTCCTCGTTGTCGCCGTAACTCGGGTACTTGAAATAGTGTACCTCAATCTTGGTCGGTGACAGGATACCCGTAATCATTCCTGCGTGTGAATCGCTGAACAGGTGCTTTGTGACGCCCATTCTGTTTCTCGGTTCAATCTGTTTCTCTTTCATAATTCCTATATTTTAAAGGTTGGTGAATGAAAGGTCGGGGCTGTCACGCCCCTGACCTGTTTACTTTTTCTCAATTTCAACTACGTGCAGGTTGCAATCCCAATAAACACTCGCCATACTGCGCATTACGCTTTCGCGCTTGTTGCCGAAAGACACGACGAACAGGCGTCCGCCCTCTTGATAACCGTTGACTTTGACCGTCTCGGCTACGCAGGCGTACGCGTACTCGTTCTTGCTTGTGCGCAACGTCTCGCCGTCGGCGTTCGTGTAAATGAACTTCTTGAACTTTTCCGTGCAATAAACCTTGTAATCAACCTTTGAAAAAAGATTCAGTGTTCTGCTAACTTGTGTTTTCATATCCGTACGTTTTAAAGTTTCATTGTGCAAATATATAAATAATTTTAATATTGATACACTCAGGCACAAAAAAAATCCGTTTTTACGCGGATTTTTTCAAATAAAAACACAGAATGCTGTGTATCAATCACTTTTGTTGTTAGCCATAATATCATTCCGTTAAATCGCATTCGCGCAACATATTAATCATTTTCGTTACCGAACATTTCGGAATCGTCATCGAACCACAAAACTGTTCGGATTCATAACCAATGCTCTGCGCCACGACGATATAATTGTCCGTCTCGTGTACCAACCAACCGATTGTTTCGACCTCGATGGGTTTGAAATCGGTGTCGTAATTGATTTCATCGATTATGTTCCAATCGTTGTTCCGCGCCGAATCAACCCATTCGACGTAAACCTTTTTCAAATTCGTTCTCATTCCGCCTGTTGTAATCTTGAATTAATTTCAAACTCGTCACATATCATACGGAATTTCATTTCCGCGTCAAACGTTTGCTCGCCTATATTGTACGCCGCCTCGTATGTCTTGTACATAGGGCAGTTGTTCTTGTCCCAAACATAATCGCACAACGCGCAACAACCTTTTATTTTGTATGTCTTTTCCATTATCAAATATTTTTGTTTATTCTAATGAATTGTTCCAACTCAGGAAACTTGTTCTCTAACCATTTCCTACAATCCCAATAAGTTGTGTTATACACCATGTAATTGCAATTCGCAGACGGCAAAGCGTCCACTATTGCACGATACATATCAATATCGCGTTTCGCCTGTTCGGATGTCGTCGGATATGTCACAACTTTACCCAAACGTTCGTATATGTCGTCCGCCGTGAACAATTCGTTTTCGGTGAACGATTCCCGAAATCTATCGTCTGTCAATTTTTCACACAAATATTCGATACCGCCGCTGTATTCATACGAACGTCTTTCAACGATAACGTCCTTGATTATGTATTTTACGAACCCGTATTTCGGTTTGTACCCAATCACAATGTCCCCGACATCGTATTTCGTTTCAATTTCGATTTTCATAGTTTTATTCTTTTGTCTTGAATCAATTTTGACAGTAATTGTATGACCGCCCCGACAGCCGACGGGTCGTGAAAGACGAGGTACGTGTCGTCACTCTCCCATTCGGCGTACCAATCGTCGTTCGTCTGTTCCGTCGCAATGTCCGTTCCGCAACGCGTCAGGGTGAACACGGGCGCGTTGTCTCCCGTCGGGAACAATTCAACCAACGCGTTCAGAGACCAACACGGCGTGTAACCGTCCATTTGTTTTGCCTCGTCCGCGTCATAGTGCAACACCGTGTTATAACCGTCACGGAACGGTCTGTGGTGCATATCCGCCGTGTTCGGGTCAACACCCAATCTTACGAGTGATTCCGATTGTCCCAACGACGTGTAACCGTTTTTGTTATCGTGTCCCATAACTATAATTTTTTTATCTTGTCCTTTATTATGTCGCTCCTGTATTCCATGACTGTTTGCAGTATCGCGCAACGCCGCGCCTCAGCCAAGCCTGACTTCAGGTCGTCGATGTCCTTGAACACCGTTTCTCGCGAATGGTAGAAATCGTTGTTTTCGTGTCCGTCACCGAGTTTGAAATTCAGAATAACGTACCCCTCGCCTGACACCCATTTTTTCCATTGTATCGTCAGTTCGTAGCCGTCCCATTTCCCGTACACACGGTTTCTCGCGCGTCGGCGCAACCGCCTCAACAATCGTGTTTTCACAACTCACTAAGTATATGTTTCAGATATTCAGCTATTTTCACAAGTTCAGGCGCAAACCCCTGAACGTCACCCCTGCACAGTCTCTGCACGACACTGAACGTATTGTGCTTGTAGTTGTCAGGATTCTCAAAGAACCTGCACAGTTCAGTCAGGGTTTCAAGGTATGAATCGACAACCTCGTCAGGCTTGTTGTTAAAAGCCTCGCGGCGTTTGCGCGAAACCTCGTCCGTCGTTGAGTTCTCAATCAGCGTCCAAAGCAAGTGTTCGGCGACCTTGCGGCTCAGTTTGTCGATACGTTTTTCCTGTAACGCGTCGTATTCCTCTTTGGTGATTCGTTTCCACCCACCTTTGCCGTCGTCCGTTTTGTACACATTCAGGTCGATTCTGTCGCCGTCAGGCGTAATGACGTACAACAGCGCACGCGTGTCAAAATCACCGTTCTTACGGTCGGTCAGGAACGTCTGTGTGTATATCTCATATCTACCCTTTTTCGGCATATACGGCATTGTAATCGGGAACATTTCGTCGATTATTCTGTCATCACCTGAACTGAACGTGTCCGACGGCTGTTCCACGTCAACCATAATACAACGGTCAATATCGTGATATGTGACTTTTCCGTCGAGTGTTTCCTCGCGGAACAGTGACGACATACGCGGACACTGCAAACTCGATTTCAAACCACGTTTCGCCAAATATTCGGACGGTTCTAATTCGCAAATACCGTTGCTGTTTTCAAAGAAAAAGTCCTTGTCCTCAATCGGTGTCAGGGGGTGTCCCTCCATCAGCCGAATCAGAATGTTTTTCGTGAACCCGAACGACGAACCGCTGTGTCCGTCATCCATCAGGCTCTTGTACGCTTTCAACGCGCTTTTGTAACACGAACACCCATAATCAAAATCGTCACTGTCAAAATCGAAATTAGGATTCTCTTTGCCGCAGGCGATACGGCACTCTCTTTCCGCCCAATCTTTCATACTCATTGTCGTTATTGTTTTTTAGTTGTTAATTGTCCATAAACGAATGTTCATAATGGTTTGACGACGGGGACGTTGTGTCGGGTTCGCCGTACATTCCGTCGGGGGCTTTTATTGCCAAACCTTTGTTTATAAGTCCGCGATAATCGACGTGTATCGAATTGTAGAACTCGTATGTACCCAACGTGTCCGTGTCAATATAGTTGTCGTATGCGTCCTTTTTGTGATACTGTGTCTTATACAGTTCGCCTTTTTCCTGACGTGTCAGGGATGCCCTTGTGCGCAGGTATGGCTTGATTTTCTCAACGGGGACGGAAATTTGATGCGACATAAACGGTTTCACGATAACCGCCTGCCTGCCGACCGTAAGCATTGTCAGGTCGTAAACCTCACCCTCGTACTCAACTTTCACACCGTATGGCAACCTCGTCGCCAAATCACGGTAAATCATTTCCGATTCGTTCATAATTTATTGATTTCAAATGCGTTTTGCGCGATAAAATTGTAGTGCAAAAAATAATGCCCGTTACCGTCGTAATATTCACCCTCGCAATACCAACATTCCCTTTGGGTTATATACGAACCATCGTGTTTTTGAACGATTTTCATCACGTTGTAACCCGTGCGTGTGTTCAATTTCGATTGGGTTGACGCGAACCGCATTGCCGCGTCCAAATCGTCAGTCAACCATATCTTACCTAACGAATCGTCGCACACGCAATATTTGTAATTCGGGTTCACCGATTCCCGTGCGTGACGCACCCGTGCGTCCACGTAATTCTTGAACGTTTGGTCGGTATCGTACAACTTGTCGTAATCGGAATATGACACCGTTTTCGGTTTCCGTGCGCGTTTCCGTTTCGGTTTCGCCGTCAACAACCGTTCCAACACGGGGATATTTTTCGCCAACATCTGTGCGTCCGTGGGTTCACCATCGTAGGCGGTATCGCTGATGTGATATTCGACGTATGCGTTCAGGAACTGCATAACCTCGTCAACCGCCTGTCCGTCTGCCTTTTTCATAGCCTGTACGTTTTAAAGTCCACGGCAAATATACAGTTTATTTTAATATAACAAATTTTTGTTATATATTTTTTATCTGTATTTTGACATAAAAAGTGCCATCGCGACGGCTATTAAAAGGGCGGCGATGTTTTCAATCCATTCGTACAGTTCGCTTTTATTCCCGTTGTCGTCGGTGTCTTCAAGCAATTGTCTTTTGTCAAAATCCTTTTTCATATCGGTTCGTTATTACTTTCGTCAACTGATAAAATCGCCATCACGTTACCGCCGCGTGTTTTCACTATTTCAACCGAATCAATATCAACGCAACTGTAATCATGGTCGCATTTGTACGATTTACGGTACAACGCAACCGCGTTTTCGATTGTGTCGGCGACAACCAACGTGCCGTCAATTTCCCAAACCCGTGTGTATTTTGTTTTCATAAATACTCATCTACATTTTCAACGTTGTTTTCCTTGCACCAATCCTTAATAATACTTTCCGCATAATTTTTTATGCGTTGCACGTCTCGGATTCCGACGTACTGATACACGAATCTTATAAATTCGGTGTCAATTCCGCGTTTCCATACCTCGTTAAGCAATGTTTCGTTCGACGCGTGCGGAACAAGATATTCCAACATCGCGTGAATCTCTTTCTGTGAGTGCGCCGCGTCAAACAGGCACGCCAAATCAATTTCCGTGTTGATTTTTACTTTCATTTTTTTTGTATTTTAAATATTAGAACCATTATAACAAATGTCGGCTGTGTCAAACTTTGCCTTACATTCCCTGTAATTACTCGTTATGTAATCCTCCCAATTTTTATACAGTATTTGTTCATACGCCACCATTAAATCCCACGAACCGTCGTCGTTGTACCGCACCGCCTCTATACCGCAATTCCAATTTTCCAACAACTTCCATTCGGGGTTCAATTTGCAATATTCACGAATAAACGTGCTTGCGGTACGTAGGTTTTCAAATCGGTCAAACCAACGTGTGTCAACCAACTCACGGTCGCCAATTTTTCTTCTGTACGTTTCAATTTTTATCTGCCAAAACGTTCCCATAACCGTAAACATTTATTGTTTTAAATCCACCGACATAAAATCTCGGCATTTCGTTTCACAATCCCGTTGGAAAACACTTATCAACCCGTCCGTCGGGTGTTCCAATATTTCCTGATACGCCAACCAACGGTAGCATTTCTCCCTGTCCTTGCACTTGTCGTTCTTGCAGTGCGTGATGTCGTGAATGTACATAGTCAATAGTTTTTAATAAAATTTCCGTCCTTGTCATAGCGTTTGTCAAGATACACCTTGAAACAGTCGCTCTTGCGGTAATCCATTGTTTGTACGCATACGCGTTGATTCGTTTCCCTGTCGTGTATCAACGTCAGGTAACAAAACATTGTGTCATCCTTGCTTATGCGTCCGTGTTTGACAACATCGCGGACGTAACCGACCGCGCGTTCAAGCGGTATGTCGTCGTAAACCGTAATATGTATTTTCTTTTCCATAATCATAACCAAATGTTCACAGGTATATCCTTGAACCCGATTCCCGTCTGTTCCGCCTGAACAGCGTTGTACCCCCGTTTCGGCTCTTTCGTGTACCGAACGAGGTCGATAGTGCCGCAGACGCTGACTGACACGTCCAACGCGTCGCACTCGCCCCTGTAAGCCTGCAACACGCTCTCCAAGTCGCGTTTCAGGCGGTTTCCTATGTCGATGACCTTTTCGTCCGTCCCGTCGATAGGAATCGGGGTACTGCTCAGGCAAATGTTCGGTTCGGTCATAATCTATCCAAAACGCGTTGAATAACGTTCACGTCGCACCCGTACAACCAATAAGACCATTCAAGTTTTTTCTGTTTGGTGTTTTGGGCGTTCGTCGGGAAATCCAAAATTTGAATTTTCAATTTGCATTTCAACGCGCCCAACGCGCCCGATTTTTTAGACATTAAATCGGTGTATGTCGATTCGACAAACGAACGTATTTCGTCGGGTGTGTCAAAATCGAATAACGACACACAACGTCGGTCGTCCGTCAATCCGTGTTGCTCGAACGTCAGGCGTGCCGTCCGTTCAAAATCTTTTTTAATCCTCATTTCCGTATTTGTTAATGATTTCACATTCAGTTTCCGTGTACCATTCGTCGTATGTTAGGGGGCGTAACGAAAACACCATTTCGTCGTACCCGTACCTGTCAACCATACCGTCGGCGGTGTTCTTACGGGTTTCCCATTCGTTCCAACGCGCCAGAAGCTCATCGTCGTCCCTTAACGAATCGAGAAACGCCATTTTGTATTTGTAACCTGCGTGGCTGACGCGTATTTGTATTTCGGCGACGCGCGTGTTTCGGTACATACAAAAATATATACTGAAATACATCAACGCCCCCGTCGCGATACCCAATATTATTGACAACACCGTGTTCATTCCTGTCCCCCCCCGTTTAATTCCGTTAGATAATCCGACACCGACGGAATGTTGTATTTGATTCTTTCCTCAGGCGTCAGGGCGCGTTCCTCGCCGCAATGCACGCAATACATTCTCGCGCAACATTTCGGGTTGGTGTCCGTCAGTTTCCAAACGTGGTTTTCACCCTGACACTCGCATTTTTCCAACTCAAAATCGATGTTTACGTGCGGACGGACATTCAGAACCATTCCGCATTCGGGGCATTCCTTTTGGAACAACTCCTCGTCGTAAATGTAATCCCAATCGTCCGTGAAATCGGGGTCGATTTCCTTTCCGCAATACGGACATTCAAGTTTCCAATACATAATTCAATCCTCGTTTAAGTATAAATTATATTTGTCACAAAATTCATTCAACACCTCTTTGACGTGCGGCAGGAACGTTTTGTAATGTCGTTCGTCAGCCTTGTCCGATTCCGTGCTGAGGTTTTGGTTGCACTCAGTCTGTTGCCAAAGCCACCATGTCAAACCCGTGACTTTTGCGCAATCGTCTTTTAATTCCTGTTGGTTAAAACAACCGCTTTCTTGCATTCGCACAATAAGGTCGATTAAACCATTAGGAACAGTTGTAACCCGTATTTCACTGTGCCAAAGGTCGATGTCGTAGTCCATTTTCGCCTGAAAAAACTCAATATCGAATACTATTGAGCCGTGATTGTCACCGTTTTTAATCGTGAATGTCATACCCCTAACCGTTTTTTAAGTTCTTTCGCGAATATTCGCATACCGTTCACCGCGCTCTCTTCATACGCGTCACAGTCCATATACCGCAACGTTTCGTCAATCAACCATACGAACGCGTCCGTGTTACGTTGTGTGACACCGCCCACCAAATCAGTGAGGGTGTTCCGCCAAATGCTGTCAACGTCGTTCCCGACGGACAGGTCAACACCGAGTTTGAATATCGGTTCAATTTGTTGTACATAGGATTCAGCCTTTTCCACCAATTCCCAATTATCGTCGTTCAAACCGATTTTGGTTATATCGAATTGACTTTTTAATCCGCGTTTCAACTTGAACGTGTCAATCGCGACGTAATCGTCACCGTCGTAACCCGTGATTCTATATTGGAAACAACAGCCGTCCTTTCGTTGTACGATGTCACCGATATTAAACCTGCGTTCGCGTTTGGGTTCGTTCACCAATTCAAATTCATCTTGTGCTGAAATCGGAATCCAACTTTCGTGGTCGTTGTGGTCTAAACAATACTTGTCATTCTCGATTTCAAATACGGTATAAATGTACTTCGTCACAGGATTGTTCGGGTCAACGACCTTGCGTTTCACCTTGTCCCCGACCTTGAATTTCGGTTCAACAGGTTTGTCCGCCAACTCCCAACATATTTCGTCATTAAACGGCAGATAACGGTCGTCCAACCAATAACCGCCGTCCATTACGCTTACCACTGTGTAAACATTATCGTTCCAAATGTTTTTCACCATATCCCCAACCTCGAATTTAGGTCGGTGTTTTTTCGTATGTTTCATCGTTGTATCGTTTTAATGTTCCGACGGCAAATATACAAATTATTTTAATATAACAAATAATTGTTACATATTTTTTTCGATTTCGGCAATACGGTCAATCAACCCCTTGATTATAGACCTGTCGCATACAAACCAACCACATTTATTCAAACGTGTGTTCACTTCGTCCGACAACCGTGAATCGGTTATATGCTCGTTGATAACGTCGAGGTCGTGTATGGTTGCCGAACGTTCGTCCCAATAATCGTTACGGTGGTTCAAAGCGTTCACGACAACGTTGACAACATCGCATATCGGCATTTCCTTTCCGCCGACACAGTCGTATATGACGTTATCCTGAACCGTGTAACGTATGTCGCACACAGCCGATTTGTCCGACGGTCGCCAATATTTTTCCAACGCGAGTTTATAAATCTGTAGTTCGGACACGGGGTCGGGGTCGGGGCAAACCAACCGCAAATCGAAAGCCTTCCAACCCGTGTCGTCTTCGTGTGCGCTACCGTGTTCGTCATACGATTGACAAAACTCGTACCCGTCACTGTTTTTAACCAAACCGACGATTTTGAACACACCGTCCTGTTTGTCCCAACAAACGATACGTACAGGCATACCGTTTTCCGTTACGATTTCATATTCGCCCGATTTCGCTTTTTCCAAATCAAAATCAATTGTTTTCATTTTTATTTTCGTTTAGGTTAACCAATTCCTTTGTTTCAGGATTCCATCTGTAACCCCGCTTGTTGATTTCACCGACAAGCAATTCCTTTTCCGATTCCGTCGCGAACGTCAAATCCCGACCGCTGTACGCTTTCAATTCCTTGTTGAACGCGAATATTTCCTTGTTCTGTCTGTTGTACGCCGCGTAAACAACCACATACGGGAATTGGGTTTTCGTACCCTCGACGCATTCTTTTAACAACATAATCGAATCTTCGTCGGCTACGAAATCACCGTCCCTTAAATCGTGTTCGTGCGTGCGTCCCAACGCCAACCCCTGTTCGCACCGTTCCTTGTTTTCAAGGGCGACATCGATTTCCTCATTCAACAAAAGTCGTCGCACGGCGTTAGCCACAGGCGTTTCAAGGTGTTTAATCGCGTCCAACAATTCATTCGCGTTTTCCACGCATTCCGAATAATAATCGTGTAATTCCTTTAAAGTTTTCATTGTCAATTAGTTTCAATATTCATAACTTTTTTATTTATCGTTCTGTTCACCGTTTAATAATTCGTTTATCATATCGTCCAACATTTCTTTCCCGTATTCGACCTTTCCCAACATCGTGCCTAACTTCATCGCCCGTGCCGCCTCAGGATAGTTGCTGTTAATCAGGTCGCCAATACTTTCACCGTCTTTGAATATCCCCTGATATTCCCTTTTGGTGTCGTCGTACAGTTCGTCCAACTCTTTCCTTTTAACCCTGATGTTCTCAATCGCCTGTGACATAATGTCGTCCAAACGACCGACGTATTCGTCCGATACGGCGATACGGTCGAGAATGTGATTCTTGTCATCGTCGGACAACACGACCGCGCTCCTGACGCTGTTCTCGGCGTTCTCGTGCGCCGTTTTTAACGCGTTCACGCTCTTGAATATATTGAACATTTCATCGGCGCGATAATGTATCGCGACCAATTTTTCCACTACATCACTACTTGTCATTGTTATTACTTTTTAAATTCAAAATCCTCACAAACGTCACCGACGGCGAAACAGCTGTGACTGTCATACGACCACCAACGGTTCTTGCAGATATAGGTGGCTAAGCCCTCAAAAACGTTCGGTGCGGAAATCGAAATATTACCCTCTCGGTCGCACTTAACCTTTCCACGGCTCTTCCTGAACCATTTGCATTTCGTACACCGTTTTGCTTTCATTGTCAATATGTTTTTACGACTGTTTTCTTGCTGATATACATATCACGCTCAATGGTGTCTTCCGCCTCTTTTTGGGTGTCATAAACCCCCGTTCCCCAAAAGCCGTCGTCTTGAAAATTGTACCACCACAAACAACCTAACAGACGTTTTTGCACCTCGTACACTTTGCGTCCCCCGTAACACTCGATTTCAATAATTCTGTATTTTTTCATCGGTTTTTCGATTTTCTGTAACCCAAAAATTCAATCGTACCCAACACGACAGCCATAATAATTATCAACGCCGCCGAACCCCACGCAGGGGCTGTCACCCACCACCAAGACCAATCTATGACCTTAGTCAGTTTCAACACGATAAACACAATTGTCAACAAACCGAAAAAGCCGATTCCCGTTGACCCTGAATTTCCTTCACTCATAATCTTACTTTTTATTTTGTTGTTGTTATAAAATCCGCATTCCCCGTGAACGTTCAGCGCGTCTGCCGATTCACCGACGATTCGGCAGACGTTCCGCTCGCGTATGTACGCGCCGCATTTAAGACATTTCCTGTTCATTCGCGAACCGTTTGAGGTTGTAATAATAATCGCAACACTGTTGCGCACAGAACACGTTTCCGCCCTTCACGACACAACCGTCTTTCCTGAGCGTTTTGTCCGTCGGTTTTTTGTCGATATAATGGTTTATTGCGTTTCCGCACCAATCACACGTCACCTCGTACCACTTCGTTATCATAGTTGTACTCTTTCTTTTCCCACTCGAATCCTTTAATCGACACAAAGTACCAAAACAGCCAAGACGCGCCCCAATAATAGTGTCGTTTGCCGTTCCAATAATACCAACTCAAATGTATGCACGGTAAAAAGTTGATACTTTCAACCAAACGTCCGAATCGTTTGAATTTACTTGTCATAACTCGTCGTTATTCGTAATCGATGTAATAAACCGTAATCACACCGTCAGTCTCTGTTATTCCCAAAACCGACATAGGTAGGTTTATTCTTTTACTAAACTCGTTCATCCACTCGCACACACTCGCTTTGTCCGTAAACTCTTTAAATTTAACCTTTTTCATAATTCCAATATTGATTTTAAGTCCTCAATTACTGTTTGATTTGTCTCGTCAACTGTCAGCATATTGACAAGTCCGAGTAAGTCCCGTTTTTCGGCGGCATATTGTTCGCTCGCCCATTCAGCACCCTCGGCAAAGTGATTCACATACCAAAACTTCCACTGAGTGATTTGTGCCTCTTTCCGTTCAACATCACCCTCAAAATTTTTTCTAAGTAAAGGCTCGTATTTTTCCTTGAAAATCGCCCTTGCAGTTCTTACAATATCCTTGTAGTTCATAATTCTACTATTTTATTGTTTGTTTCACAATACCATTGTATTTCACCATTTTGGGTTTCGACAAATTCGCCGCCCGTTGTTTCACACCATTCGTCGAACGACACGACGTTTCGGTTTCCACGCCGTTCCGCGATACGTTTTTCGTGTTCGTATCGGCGTTTAGCCTCGACGAACATTTGTTCCCGTTGTCCCATATCGTTTATCGTTTTACTTTCTTGAACACCTCGTTACAGTGCAGGCACGGCGAGCCGATGACCGTTCCGCACACACCCTTCAGGTCGCAAGCGTCACAAATGACCGCAACGTGTTTCCGTTTGATTACGGACTTGAACCTGACACCGTTTATTTCAACAAAAACTCTCATATCATTATCGTTTTAAAGTTCATATTCCTCATAATATCCTTTCCTGTGCCTATCCATTTCCTTTTCAAATTCGTTTGTAAATGTAATAATATTTTTGTTACACGCAACACCCCGTGTCACATTTTTTTCAATCGAATTTAAGACATTCGGTTATGAAATATTCATCGTCGTCCGCGCCGCTGTCGTTTATATGCCCTGCGTCAAGGTACGGAATCGGATATGCGTTGTCGTATTCCTTTCCGTAATTCACCAAATGACTGTACTGTATTTCGTTGTTTTTATACACGCACAAACGGTCTTGTTTGGCGACGACGGAACAACCCGACGCGCGTAGTTTTTTAATGCGTTCCGCGATTTCCTTCGATAATTTTTCTTGGTTCTCGGTGAACCGTCCCGTTTCCTCGTAATCAATCTTTTTCATAACCATTATATTTTTTGAAAAACGACCTCTTTCCCGTCCTGACGCTCGTCCGCGCGGCACGCCAACATATCGCACGCGCCCCTGTCCCTGTTCATCCTGAAACAACACGAGAAACAATCGTATGCGCGTATTCCGTCCTCGTTGTATTTCTTATAATACTTTCCGTCCGCCTCAATCACCTGATACGCGCCCCGACCGACGTTGAACACCGCGCCCACGGGGTAATACCGTTTGTTCCGTTTCCGTATCAACGTTATCATTTTTCCAATTTGAATCTGTAACAATTGTCATCGTAATTGTGCCGCACGCAGTAATCCATTTTGTCACCGTATCGGTGGACGCAACGTTCGCAACATTTACCCTCAACCTTCACAGGTTTCGGTTTGCTTTTAAGTTCCGTCGGTAAACAATGGTATATTATCGTTTCGTCGCCTAATATGTCCTCAGCGATTTGATAAATATCGCCGAAATAATCAACGTCGTTATAAAACCCGTTTTCGATTCGTTCCGTGATTCTGCGTTTCATTTCCGTTCCCATAATCAAAGCCATAACTCAGTGTCATTTTTTAGGGTTTGACAGCCAATCCGCGTCTTGCAAATATCTCGCGAGACGGCTGACCCGTATTGTCATATATTCCTTTTGTTCGCCGCCGCACCATAACTCGCGCACCGACAGACTGAAATCACCGCACCCGACACCGCCGCCTGTGAACACGCTCACGGGCAGGTCGGGGGTTTTCATTAATTGTTCCGCTAATTCCTTGCACGTCATAACTCAAATGTCTTTCGGTTCAACATTCAAATAGTCCTGCCACGCGTACCGTTTCCCGAACCGTGTCATCAGCCGTTGCCACCAAAGGCGGACGACGTACAGGTGAAACACGTAGTAATACAGGAAATCAAACACCGAACATTCATACCAACGGTGCAACCACACCGCCTTTCCCGTGAACTCGTAATACACCCCAAAGGGGTCTTCCCCACGGTACAATTTTTCGGAACGTCGGACATATCCGTTTTCTATCAACCAACACATCGCGTCAAACCCGTAATCCTGAACCCATACGTGTACCCTTGCTCGGTTGTAACCGATTCCCTGTTGTTTGGTTTTGAAAACATCTTTCCTTTTCATATCATTATCTTTTTATCGATTCCAAACAATCGCAACGCGTGTTGCAGTTCGTGTGTGTAGCGCACCATCGCTGAGTTGGTCGGTTGCGCCCCGTCGTAACGGACGTGCGTAATGTTCCAACCGTCCTCGAACCGCGTCACCGTCACGTAACAATCGTTGTCCTTGTATATGTACTTGTCGGGACACACACCCAACAGGTTGCCCTTGAAAGTCACATCGTGTCCCGTCACACACTTGAAACCGTTGCTGTCGAACACGTGCGGCGCGATAACCAACGGTGTCACAACGTTTATGAACACCCATTTCATAGGTTTCGTCCTGTCACCCCCGACGTGATACGACACCTTGTTTTTGTGTACCGCGCAGACCTGCTCGGGTCGCCCGTCTATCACAAACCAATCACCTATTTCAATCGTCATTCTCATATCGTTTCATCGCCTCGTAAAAATACAAACCGTACACATATTGTTCCACCTTGACGAGTAACATTGTTCCCAAAAAGTCGTCAAAAACTTCGTCCCTCGTCCATTCGTCCGAATAAGTCATCGTTATGGTTTTCCCGTTGATAACTATTCTCCAACCCCCGTCACCCTTCGGGATAACGTCAAAACCCAATTCGCTTACCGCGAAATCCCGTATGTCGTCGAACGGAATCGCCCGACCGTTATACAACGCCAAATACTTTGATTGTCTTGCCATATCGTTTATGTTTTTTAGTTATCCGCCGCACTATCGCAACGGTTCGGCAAATATATAAATTATTTTAATATAACAATACGCTTATTACATTTTATTTGCAAAATAAATCACACTTGTTTATATTTTGTTGTGAATCAATATGTTTTTATTTGCACGGAAAATCCCGACCACACATTATATACAAGTTTACACAAGGCGGCACAAAAAAAGACCGCCTGACTGTCCTCACGACGTTAAGCGGTCTCCAAACTAAACTGTTTTAAAAGAAAGAAGGTATTATGTGTAACGCGAATTTAACAATAAAACGTTATTTTCCCTTGTTTTCCGTTATTCTTTTTAACAATAAACTACCAATCCAACCAATTGTCACTGTTCGTGACACTCGTCCCTGACGCCCCGACAGCCGCCTCGGGTCTCACCCCGTCGTCATACCGCTCGCACACGTCCGTCGTGCATATAACCATGCGCCATTTCCGTTCAGGACACGACAACAGTGTCGGTTTCCCGTCCAACGACAGGTTCTCGAACCTCATATCGGGCGTCGAGTGTACACAGTTCCGACAGAACCGTATCACTTTCTCGTTTTTCTTTCTGACTGACATATCACTGTTCCCCCAAACACAAGTTTATGTAATCAACCACCTCTTGTTCCGTCACCTGAGCCAAAGCCTCGTCAAGCGTCATTTCGCCCGTCCGAGCCGTCTTCAGCCTTTCTATTATGTCCGTGTACGAATCACGCACCTCTGTCGCTTTCATTTCAAACTGTCTCGCGGTGAATATCTCGCTCGCCGCCCGACACCTTATGTCCTCGTACGTCACCTGCCATTCACCGTCCCTCAACTCGACGACAGCCATTCTCGGAATCCTGTTCTGCTCGTCTATCCTGATTCCCCTCAACAGCGAGCCTGACCTGACAACCCTCACGTTGTCCTTCGGCTTTTCGTCCGCGTACACGGTATGGTCGTGTCCCAACAGAACGACTGTCTCGTCGTCAGTCCCGACAACGTCGCCCGTCTTACAGCACCACTTGCCGTCGTCTATGTTCCAAAAGCCGTGATACACGCACACCGTCGGTCTATTCCTCGTCCTCAGCGGCAACTCGTTCGTCAGGACGCAGTCACCTAAGTCTATGCTCTTTCCCGTGAAATCCTCGAACAGACCCATTTCACAGAATAGGTTGTACGACGTCCTCACGTTGAACTCGTCGTTGTTGTACAAAGTGTCGTGGTTTCCGCTTATGGTGTATATCGGCTCTTTCGCTTTCCTGAACACCCTCGCGACAGCCGCCTTCACGAAATCAGGAACTGTCGGCTTGTCGAACACGTCACCCCCTATCACTATCGGAAAACCCCGTCTGTTCGCGTAATCGACGACGTAATCGAGTTTCTTACAAATATCGTCCAACACGTCACCCGTCCTGACGTTGCAGGTCGCCGTGATATGCAAATCGGTAATGAATACGAACCTGTCCATAATCACCATCTGTAAAATTTCGCGTATTCCTGTTCCTGCTCGGCTCTCGCCTCGGCTACCTTGTCCGACGCCCTCAGGCTCGGGTACATTTCCTGAACCTTGCGCCTCGCCCTCGTCAGCGATTCAAACGACGGTAATTTGCGCTTGCGCCATTCGATTATCGTGTTCGTGAACGTACACCTCGTCAATTCAAATTCGCGAGCCACATACCAAATCAACTCAAAGTCGTCGTCCCGTGTGTTCGGGTCGCTCTCCAATATCGACTTAACCAAGTCGAATGTCTTTACCTTTTCCATCTTTTGTTGTTGTTTTTGTGTTTAAATGTCCGCAAATGTAATAATATTTTTGTTATGTTGTACCCGTTGAGGCAAAAAAAACACGGTCTCTTTTCCGAAACCGTGTCTCTTTACCCCTTTTTTGTCTGTAAAGACTTAGTATGTTCAACCTACCTCGTAGCCGCTCGCGTCCGCGTACGGGAACAGGGTGTTTGTGTTCATCATCACCCATTTATCGTCACCGTCCTCGGGTTTGGCACACTTGTCACTGTAAATGTCTATCTTGACCTCGAAAGGCTCGTTACCCCGTCCGCCGTGATATTTTTTATTCACCTCGTAAAAGAAAAAGTCAGCCATGTCGAAAGCCGCATCAACGCACTCCTTGTAAGAATCGTACACGTAACCCAAGTCGTCGTCCGACCATAACTCGTCGTCGATTCCGAACGAACCCTGTGTCGCGTATATGTTATAAATGTACTTTGCCATAAGCCTAAAATATCTTTTCGTAAATATACTGTGACAGCCTGTTCGGGTTCACAAAAACCCTGAACGTGACACGCACGCTCACAGAACCGTCCGATTCCTCGGTGAACCTCGCCTCGTAGTCGGTGTTCCTGCGTCCGACAGGCACGACGTCAAAGTCGCCCAAGCCGTTGCAGGTGTTAAACACGTCCTGTATGTCAGCCGCGAAATCCTCCAACAGGTAGTCGCCGCCGACCGTCAGTATTCCGTCTATGTCATACTCTGACTGTATGTCCAAGACCTCAACAAGTATCATTCCGTTGTCCCTGTTCATAACTGTAATTCCTTTCCGCAAATATAACAACTTTTACAATTCAAAACAAACTGAGTTCCTGAACAACACTTCCGTCAGGTCTCCTTGTGATTCCGAGACATTCCTCGTCGAACCTCGCGCACCCCTTCCCGTAATACTCTCCGTCCAACTCGCACCCGACATAGTCGAACCCCGACTTGTACGCCGCTATCCTCGACGACTGAGAACCCATCATCGGGTCGAACACGACGTCACCTTTCTTGGCGTAGTTCCTCAGTATCCAAGCGTACAGCGCGACAGGCTTTTGGGTGGGGTGAATCCTCAACTCTTTGTTTTTCATATCACCCTGCAACATTCCCTGCCACCTGAACCTGAACAGCCTGACAGCCGTCGGAAAGTTCGTCCAAGCCAACTCGCAGTCCGCGAAATCCGTCGCGCCGTTCTCCTTGTCCCAAACAATCCAACACGACGAATCGTACGGCAACCTCGAAATAAAATGGTTCGCGCCCCAAACGACGGCACGCTTGGACACCCTCAACAGTTCGTCGAAAAACTCTCTGTCAGGTGCTTTCCTGTCCCACTCTTTCGGCGTGTATTCCTGCGACTTCGCCAAACAGCCCCGACTGTGGTTCTTTAAACCGTCCTCACCGATTCCGTATGGTCAAGGGGGGTCTGCCACGGCAAGGTCGAACACCTTGTCAGGCAAACCCCTCATATACTCAATACAGTCAACATTGTAAACATCTGATTTCGGCATATTCTTACATTTTATAACCAAATATATATATTTCCCTTTCGATTCAAAAGTTGCACCTCTTGTGTTTTTCATAAAAAATGTAAGCGGAACACACCATTCCGCTTACACTCTGTCACCGTCTCGCGTGCCTGCGCTTTCTCGGCAGGTCGCATTTGAACGCCGTGCAGGTCTTGCATTTGACAGCCTTTTTCTGTCTGACGGTGTTCGTGGTTCTCTTTGTGTGCGGACGGGTGCTTGCCTCAGCCGTTCCGCAACACGCGCCCGAGGCGACCGTCACAGCCGCCATCAGGACAAAAGTAAGTAGTAAGCGTTTCATAATTGTTTGATTTTAAGTTGTTTATAATTTACGTCATAAGACGTTGTATCTTACAGTCTGTAACCTGAATCGGTGTTTTCGCTTACAGTCAAAAGAAAAAATACAACAGGGGTAACTTTCAAACTGTAACCTCAACGGTCGTTTTTCCTTTCATACTGTAAGAAAGCGTCATTTCAGGCGTTTGGATTTCCCGTCCGCAATCTGATAGACGTGCCGAACGTCGTCAGCCGTGATTCGTTGGTCGTGCGACACCAACAGCAGGTCGAACCCGAGGTCGTCGCACAGGGAGTTGACGAACCCTATGAACGCGCCGAAATAGGCGTCCGATACCTGAGTGAAAGCCTCGTCGAGGAATATGACCCTGCGCCTGTTCAGTTTGACAATCAGGTACACGAGGAACACGAACGATATGACGGTTATTATTCCGCCGCCCTCAGCCTCGGACAGGTCTGTCGAGTATTCGCCCTTGTTGAGGACGAATCGGTTGCCTTCGAGGTCGTACTCGACCTTGTAGTCGAAACCGAATATCGACTTTATCGCGCTGTTCGCCAAGTCCTCGCACTCGCGTATCGACGAGCCTGACAACAGCGGTCTCACCTGTTTGAGCGCGAGCAGTGACCGCTCAATCAGTTCCCGTTCCGAGTTTATTTCGGCGAGGGAACGCTCGGCGTTGTCGAGGACGGACTGCACGCGGCGTATGTCGCCCGTGACGCGCTCGTACCTCAACAGTTGCTCGTTGCACCGTCTTTCGAGTTCCGCGTTCATACCTCTGTCCTTTCGAGTTCCGACACGACCGTTTCGAGTTCTTTTTCGAGACGGGTCTTCTCCTTTTCGAGTTCGGCTTTCTTTTCAGCCACGTTCTTTGACAGGTTGGTGTCAACGGCGAACCCGAACTCCGAGGCGAGCGTCTTTATCTTTTCGAGGCGCACAGCCTGTTCCGTGTTGAGGCGGTCGAGTTCCGCCTTTGTCTCTCTGTAAATTTTCTCTACGTCCATTGTTGTATTGTCTTTTAGTTTATCCTGTTTCCGCAAATCGGGCAGATGTGATTGTCTATCATATCCTGTTTCTCTCTCATAGTCTTGTGAGCCGCCCTGTACGCGTCCATCAGTTCCGTCAGGCGCGTCAGGCTGTTCAGGCTCGCGTCCGCCGCGCTGAGGCTCTTCCTGACCTCAACCGCTCTCTCGGCGAGCGTCAGGACGGACGTCAGGCTCTTTATCCTCGCGTGCGCGTCCCGTGAATCGGAAATATGTTTCTCCAATTCCCTCAATAAGTCGTCCCTGAGCGCGTTTCTCCGCTCGGACAGGGAGATGTGCCGCTCGCACAGGGAAAGTCTCTCACGAGCCGTTTCCGAGGCTCTGACGGCTTTCTCCTGAGCGTCGATACATTCCTGCAACCCTCCAAGTGCCTCAACCCTGTTGTTGAGGTCGGCTGTGCGCTCGCACGCGGACAAAGCCCTTTTCAGCCCCTCTGAGCGCGTCTCGCCGTTGAGGTGGTCTGTCAGCACGCCCGTCAGGTCTTCGGCTGTCCTGAGCGAGTTCTCGCACGTCCTGAGCGATTCCAAGCGTTCCGTCAGGATTCCTATTCCGTCGCGTAGCCGCTGTTCCTGAGCGTTGTACTCGGACAGTTGCTGTTTGTTGTCGGTAATCATAGACGACAGTTGCTTGAACGCGCCGTTGTTCTGTTCTTTCTTTTTGTTCAGTTTCGAGTTAGCCTCGTTCATATCGTCGAACGCCTTTGACGACGACAGTATTTCGAGTATCCGTTTCTGAGAAAATTCAAGCAAAAGCGGCTTGCTGAACTGACTGAAGAAGTTTAACGGGTACTTTTGCTCGTACGCGTCGATAGAACCGAAGTTGTTGAACTCGTCTATTTCGGGCGGCACGGTGCGGTTCAGTTTCTGAAACACCAAGTCGCCGAGTTCGTACGTCGGCGATTCCTTCCTCGTCTTGCGCACTATCAGGAGGTTCGGGTTGTCACCGTACGACAGACCGATTGTTATCGTGTCCGCGCCGTGCCTCAGGAAACCCTGCCTGAACTTGTTTTCGCACGCCGCCCTGACAGCCCTCAGGCACGCGGACTTGCCCTGACTTGATTCTCCCACGAGTATCGTGAAACCGTCAACCTCGATGTCCGCCTCTCTGATGGACTGAAAGTCCCTTACGTTTATATTCACTGACATAAGCCTGTTGTTATTGTGTCCGCAAATGTAATAACAATTTTGTTACGTTGTACGCGTTGAGGTTATTTTTTTTATTCAACGGAACGTAACTTATTGATTGTTACTGAATAACACCAACTGTTTGCCCTGTGTCTGTTGTTCCTTGTCGTAGAAATACCGTTTCAGGGTCTTGACGATAAACTGTTTCCCGAGTTGTGTGACAAGCGTCTGCCAACCCATGTACGCGCGCCTGTTCTTTATATACGGATAGTTCACGAGTTCAAAGTATTTCAGGTCTATGTACTTTTGGTACGGACGTATCTGACGACCCGTGCCGAATATGATTTTCATTTCCCTGAGTATCTTAGTCAGGGTGTTCCGCCCGAACCTCGGGACGCCCAACACCTCGCTCTTTATAGACTTGGCTACGACCTCGAACGATTCCGAACCCTCTGATTCCGTCACGGCGTCGTAGAACTCAACCTTGGGTTTCTGTTCGTTGAGTTTCCTGTCCTGAACCTCAACGGTGTGTTCGGCGACAGACAATTGTTGTTTCGCCGCCGCCAATTCCTGTTCGCGCTTGCGGATTGTCTCGTCCGCTATTTTCAACGCACGCGCCATAATCACCTCGGGGGTGTCGTCAGGCGTTGAGGCGATATAGCCGCCGTGTTTGCGGATTGACGGTAACACCTCGCCGCACACCCAATCTTGGAACGGTTCGGCTTGCGGTTTATCCGACCGCATTATTACGCGGTAAAGGTTTTGTTCATTTACAAACATTGCCTTAACTGTTTGATATACAGGTGTTCCATCTGTTTTAACCCCCGTTTTGACCCCTACCTCGATTAAAACGACCCCATCCTGTTTTAACCTACGTTTCGCGTCAGACGGGTTATTTATCTCTAACACCTTGCATACGTCCGCCAAACAGAATAACGGTTCGTCACTTGTACCCGATGTTCGGATTTTACCGAATTGTGGGTTCTCGAAAATTTTGATTTGTTCGTTCATACCTGTAAACATTTATAAATTAAACAATAAAAAAATTGCACGTTACGTGTTGTCAAAACAAATTTAACGGGAGTCAACTTTGATTTCGGGGACGTTTCCGTTACCCCACACGTTCGCGCAATTCTTTTAATCGTAATCGCGGTGTTTTCAATATGTTTCAAACGGAGTTTTGTCAACCCCCGTTCTTTTTTGTTTTGACGTTACAAACATATAAACCGTTTTTCATATATGCAAATTTATTTAGGGTGTCACGTTTCGTTACCCCCTTTTTAGTAATGAAATCCTACATTCCGTTGCGCCTTCAGGAACTCTGACGTGTACACGCATTCCGAGCGTTCCTTGTCGTCCCTGAGTTTGACGAACTTTGGTCTGACGAGCGTCCCTGACGCGTTTATTCCCGTCCCTGACAGTTCCATGACCATACCGACGTATATCTGAGACCTGTCAATCTGTTTCGGCGGTTTTATCTTGGCTATCAGCCTCGGGAACGTCATACCGTCCCTCTCCTCGTATATCGACAGTCTGAGTTTGCCGTCCTGAGTGCCTGAGACGAACGCGTCTATCGTGTCTGACATACGCTCGGTGTTGACGCGCTTTATCTTTATGTACGACGTCTTCGGGCGTCTGTCGGTGGTGTCGTACGCTCCGTTCCTGTTCTGTGCCACGACGCCGTCGCCGCCGCTGTCGAGTATCGATTCGAGGAACACGCGTTTCTCAGCCTCGGTGGTGGCGTTCGAGCGTCTGACGGGTACGACGTTGAGACCGATTGCCTGACCTGTGCGCACGGCGTCCCCGTACACGTCGGGGTTCATTCCGTCGCCGAGGGGTCGTTTCAGGTAGTTGACGCCGCTGACGTACAGGGGGTGTATCAGGTGGAACGTCACGAGGTCAGTCCCGTATCTCTGCTTGGCTGTGTCCTGCACGCTCAGGCAGGCGTCCCTTTCGAGCCTGACGAGACCGAGTGCCTGTTCGGGTCGGGTGTGCGCCTCGATTCCGTGGGCGTTGAGGTCGTCGGTTATGTCGAGGGGTTCGGTTATGGTCATTATGACGTCTATCGCGTACGTGCCGTCGTACAGTGCCTTCTGAGCGATTCTCGGGGCGTAGTCTATGAGTTTGCAGTCGTCTGTGTAGTTGCGCGAGTATATGTGCGTGTTTCCGCCGTTTGTTATGAGTACGGCTCGTATTCCGCGATGTTTCTCGGTGAACACCCAATCGGGGTCTGTGTATATGCTGACCTGTTCGTCGGGTGTCAGGTCGTCTATTGGTCTCGCGAGGCAGGGCGTGTAGAATGACAGCCTGAACCTCTCCGAGGGTGTGAGCGCGTTCCAAATGTCCTGAGGGGTGAGGTCGGGTGTGAGTTCGAGACCGTGCGCCTTGTACGCATTGAGTTTGGTTAGCGCGGACACGTAGTCGCATTTTTTGAGTTCCCCGTCGCGTCCCGTCGGTCTGAGGAATCGGCTCGCGGTGTCGGTGTTGAGGAGTGACGCCGTGAGTTCCCACAGGTACTTTACGTCCGATTTGTTGGAAGACATAATAGTTGTTGTTATTGTTTGACGGGGCGAATGTAATAACAATATATTACATTTCAAAATTTATTTTGACGCCCTCGGGGACGGACTTGTCCTTTATTCTGTCGCTGAGCCACATTTCGAGTATGCTCCTGTCCTTGACCCAACGGGGTGCGGTGAACACGGTCTTGTTGCGTCCTGCGACGAGTTCCAACACGTAGAGTTTGGTTCGTGTGTTGAGGTGAGCGTTGATAATCTTTTCCTGTTCCATCACTCGGTTGTTTTGAACACGTCAACGGGTTCTGTCGTGTTGAACGTGCGTTTGTATTCCTCGGGGTGGTTCTGTCTGAACCATTCGACCTTTTGTTTAATCAGGGACTTGACTTTCTGTATTTCGGGTTTGACGTCGGCTATTCCGAACCGTTCGATGTGTTTGGCGAGTGTGACGACGTCGTTTCCGCACACTCTGTATTCCGCGCCCGTTACGGTTGTGACGCCGTTGCTGTCCTGTTCGCGTATCGGTCTGTCGTAGGACACGTAGAGGTAGTCGTCCTTGAACAGGTGGTTGAGGTGCGAGGGCAGGTAGGCGACGTGTCGGATGTTGGCTGTGCGTATGAACCCTGTCATATACCAAATGTCCCTGTTGTGTATTCGGCAGAAGTCGGGTGTGAGGTCTGATTCTTTGAGGTCGGTCTTGATTCGCCCCCTGTCGTAGAGAGTGCCTGAATCGGTGTCGATGGTCTCGCGCAGTGCCTTTCCGAACTTGCCGTAAGTGTACAGGTTTGATTTGAGTGTTTTTGTCTTCATAGAATCAGTCTGAACTTTTGTTTGGGTTTCGGTACGGGTGTGTACGTCGGTTCGGGGTTGAGGCTGTGTTCGAGGGCGTCTGTGACGGCGTCGTAGAACAGTGCCACGTCCTTGGGTGTGTGTCTGTCGTAGTCTATCAGTGCCTTGGGGTGTGACAGGTCGCTTGACTTGTGAAACCCTCTGAGGTATATTGGTTCTCGACCGTGTTCCTGATAGTACACGAGTTTGTCTCCGCACCTGATGTAGAGTACGGTGTCGGGCGCGTCGTTCTGACGGCAGTAGGCGAGCGCGGCGCGTCGAGACCTGTCGAGGTCGTCGGCTCTGAGACCGTTCCGATACACGGAGTAGTGCAGTAGGGTTACAGGCTTTCTCATTGTTCGTACTCGCTTATTTCGTTCGGTGTGACGCGTATGACCGCCCTGACGTTGTTTTTGTATTCTGACGCGCTTGTGTCGGGTCTGACGGGCATATACTCATACGAGCCGTCGGTGTACTCGACGCGGTAGAACGCGTTTTTTGTTTGGCAACCTGTGAGGGTTGCGAGTGAGAGCAAAAGGCATATACGGAGAGGTACGCGCGTGATGTTATGAATACACGTGTGTATGTATTCATAAAGAGAGTATATACGTGTGTACGTACTTATAAGGCTTTTGTCTTCTGAGTTATAACGACAGTTGTTACTGTTATTGCTGTTACAATAACTGTAATCACTGTTACGGTTATTACTACTGTTACTATTATTATTGTTATTATTCGTCGTTTTTTTCCTTGCACGTCCAATTTCTACAACCCTATACACCGTGTCAGTCTGTAAGTTCTTGATACACTGACGCATACGGAACAAGATGCGGTCTGATGTGTGGTTTTTTGGATTTTCCGTTAATATTATGTTAAATAGACTTGTCTTAAATTCAGAAAAAATATCACTTATTGTTAAATAGAAATTATTATTGTTAAATTGATTTGCCTTAAATGATTGAAATACAGGTGTGTTTAAGTAGGTAGTAAATTTATTGTTAAATAAAACGTTCTTAAAATCAGAAAAATCGTCATTTATTGTTAAATAGGATAATATGTGAGTGTCTTTAATCATAGAATGTTTGTTTTCCGCAAATATAGCTTAAAGTCCGATATAGTCCGTGAGTTTCTTGATTTTTTCCGTTGACATAGCGATATTGCCCTTCAGGAACGCGTTTAGGTTCTGAGGGTAGAATCCGAGGTCGAGCGCGATTTTGCGCTGAACGAGACCCTTGCCCTTGATTGTGTCGTTGATTCGGGCTATGAACTCAGCCCTGTTGTACGTCTTCTCGTACAGAATGTCCTTTATCTCCATAGTCGTAGTGTTTTATTGTCGTTTTACAATACGGGGGCAAAGATAACAAAATAATTGTTACACGCTACGCTTGTTGAAAACTCGCCCGAGGCTTGTTGAAAACGAGGGTGTTCCTCAGGACTGTCTCCGTGACGGACAGTTCGGTGTCGTCCGTAAGGGTGAGACCGTCGAGGTGCTTGCGCCTGATTACGGCGCGAGAGGGGTTCACGAGGTGTCGGTGTCCGAACGACGGTATGTACGCGAGGCGCGAGCGTCGTTGCATAGAACCGTTTGTCGGGGACTTGTAGTATTCGGTGTACATACTCTCGATTAGGTCGCGTCCGTGTTCGGTGTCGTCGATGAAGAAGACGAGGTCGTCGGGGTCTGTGTCGGGCGTCCATCTGTCTCGGGACGGGTTGTCGGACTTTATCAGTGTGACGCTGTGTCTCTCGGTGAGTTCGGTCATTCTCTTGGTGGGCTTGTACGATTCGGGTACGTACAGGAACACCTTGTCGGGTCTGAGGCTCTGACCGAACAGCGACTCCATCCTGTCGGCGGACGGCTTGTTGGCGTGTACGCTGACGGCGATTGTGTCGGCGTCGGGGTGTCCGAAATGCGCGAGGGACTGTTGCAGGTGTGTTCTGAACGCGCCTCTGTTGAGCGTCCTGAGTTTCGGGTTGCCGCTGAAATCGCTGACCGCCTGTGTTCCGTATATGCAACGGCACTTCACGCCTGACGTGTTGCAATAGACGGACATAAAGGCGTCGTCGTCTGTGGGTGCGGTGTCGAACCCGTCTCTCAGCACCTGTTCGTCGAACCTGAACGTTTCGGGCGGCACGAGGACGCCGTTGTTAGTCCACAGCCAATACTTGCCGAACGCGGTGTCGGTGTCCCTGACGGGTATCCTGTACTCGGACAGGAAACCGCGCTTGGGTACGCTTATTGTCTTGGCGTATATGACATTGCCGTCGTCGTGCCTGCCGAGGACGGCGGACAGCGTCAGCCAAGTGTCGGGGCTGTAAAGTATGTCGTCGTCCGCTATGAACACGGCGTGTTTGTCGAACTCGCGCTCGGTCAGGGCGAGGTATTTCTTATAAGACCTGATGTCGTCGGTTATCCTGACGGACAGTTTCGGGTGCTTGAACATAAGGTTCTTGTCCAACAGCCCGTAGTCCTGTTCCGTCAGGTACAAAAGCACGGCGTCGGGTTTGAAACCCGTCATTCCGTATATTGATTCGAGTGTCTTCGGTAGCGTTTTGCTCAGACGCTCACCGTATGACGTTATTGATACTACTGTGTTCATTTCGTTATGTCTGTTATATTGGTAACACTCGCACGTTTGGGTTCGGCGCACCCCAAGGGGCGTTGGTCGTGTCGCCGTTGTAATGTATGGTCAAAAGGTTCTCGCATTCGGTGAACACGTACGCGGCTATCGTTGCCGAGGCGTTCTCGATGGTGATTGTTTCGAGACTGTCGCACGAATAGAACGCGGACGTGCCTATGCTCGTGACACCCGACGGGACGCTGATTGAGACAAGGCTGTCACAGTCTTGGAATGCGCTGTTGCCGATGGTTGTCAGACCGCTACCGAGGAACGTCACGTCGTTTAGTTTGGCGCAGTTGCTGAACGCGTAACCGTCTATCGACGTAATGTTGTTTCTTATGGTAATCTTTTCTATGTCCGAATAGTTGAACGCGTAACTGTCTATCGATGTCATATTATTGCCCGTCGTGACTTTTTTCGCAGGCGAGTACATAAACGCGTTGCTCGCTATGTTCGTGAACGAACTCGGAATCGTTATTTCCGTGTTCGAGCCTATGTAACAGTACAGCGTCGTCGCACTGTCCGAGTAAACGAAACCGTTGGCATCCGCCGTGCCGTTATGGTGTGACGCCCCCCAAAAGAACTCGTCGTAAGCCGCGCCGTGATATGAAATGTAATACACATTGTAAAACGCGTTTGACCCTATCGTTGCGACCGTGCTTGGTACGTCGAGTATAAGCCTGTCGCAACCCATAAAGGAAACGCTCTTTATTTCCGTAACGGTGCTTGGTATGTTTACAGACCTGAGCGTGTAACAGCTTTCAAACGCGCCCATAGGTATCAACGTTATGTTGTTCGCGGTTGACAATACGACGGTTTTGAGCGTGTTTGGTATGTATGACGTCAGCCACATCACGTCATAGTATTGGTCTGCCCTGTACGAGTTGTCATACGACGTCGTTCCGAATATATAGCCGAACGGTTTTCCGTTGTTGTCACCTATAAACGGTATCCTGATGTACTCCAAAGACGAACAGCCACTCAGTGCGCCTGCGGCTATTGTGGTGACACCGTCGTTTATAGTCAGGCGTTCGAGGTTCGACTTCTCGACGAGCGCGGTAAATCCTGCGTTGCTGTTGCACTCATAGTCCGTGACGTTCGTACAGCCCTTGAAAGCGTTTGACCCTATCGAGGTGACATTGCTCGGAACTGTTATCGATGTCAGACCCGTGCAGTTCTCGAAAGCCGACGAACTTATGGCTGTCACAGTGCTTGGTATCGTGAGCGTTGTCAGACCCGTACAGCCCTTGAACGTGTTTGAACTGATACTTGACACCGAACTCGGTATCGGAAGGGTCGTGAGACCCGTGCAGTTTTGGAACGCGTTTGACCCTATCGAGGTGACACTGTTCGGAATCGAGACGGACGTCAGACCTGAACAGTCCTTGAACGCTGATTCGGCTATCGCTGTCACGTCGAATGTGTTTCCCGACGTAACGCTCGACGGTATCGTGACAGACCCTGTGTATGTGTCCGCCGCAACCCAAACCTCATCTTTCGACCTGACCCAATAATTGACACCGTCCTTTTTCATATACAGGTTGCTGATAGAAAAACCCTTCGCGTTGTTAGTTGTAACCGTCAAAACACTCGTGCAGTCCTTGAACGTGTACTGTTGGAACGACGTGACACCGCTTGATATGTAAACGGACGTGGCTGAGGTGCAACCCTCGAACGCGGATATTCCGAGTGCCGTCACCGTGTCGGGTATGTTTATAGCCGTCAGCCCCGTGCAACCCTTGAACGCGCTGTTGCCGATGGTTGTCACGCTCGACGGTATAGATACGGACGTTATGTTCGTGCAGTTCTCGAAAGCCGACGAACTTATGGCTGTCACAGTGTACGAGCCGCCTGCCGTGAACGAGCCTATACTAACACTTCCCGACGTGTTCGGATGGCTGTGTATTACAGCCGTGTTCTTTGTTATTATCTGATACTTGACACCGTCTTTCGTTAAATACAGATTCTTGGTGCTGTAATCCAAGTCGTTGTCTATCGTCACGGACGTCAGACTGTTGCAGTTCTTAAACGTGTCAGTGTCCAACGTCGTGACAGAACTTGGTATCGTTATCGTAGTCAGACCCGTGCAACCTCTGAACGCGTACTTGCCGACAGTTGTCACGGTGTTCGGAATAGCGAACAGGGTCAGGCTTGGATTCGTGTTGTATATAAGATTCAGTTTGCCTGACGTCTCGTAATACATTAAATTCTCGACATACGGGTTCATATACAACGCGCCCCAAAACTTACCGTATGTGCCTGTGTCAACAGGTGGCTCGCCGTTATAGTTTATTATCAGTATGTTGTCGAACGCGTGCTTTCCTATGTCACTGACACCGTCGGGAATGTTTATTATAAACACGTTCGAGCAGTTCTTGAACGCCTCTTCACCGATTCTCAGAGTGCCGCTGTGCATTGCGACGGACGTCAGGGTCGTGTTGCCTGAGAACATACTGTCATCGAATCCTATTACGCTAAACGTTGTTCCTGCCGTCACTGACGCCGACAGCACGAAATCACCGCTGTATGTCTTGTTGCTCGGTGTCAGGACAACCGTGTTTGTTCCGACAACCTTGTACATATCGTTATTGCCGTCAGTGAAACACAGGTAGGCTTTGTCTAAGTCGGCTGTGCTGTTCACCGTGACTGAGGTAATGTTGCTACTGTTCTTGAACGTCTGATTACCGACAGCCTCAACTGTCGCAGGAATTGTCACACTCGTAATCGAATCACAGTTGTAAAACGTATAGTCCTTCAGTTCGGTGACAGTGCTTGGTATCGTGAGCGACGTTACAAGCGTGTCGTTTATGTACAGACTGCCCGACGGTCTCATCGGGTTCGCGAAAGAATCACCAAAGTTTATGTCGCACAAAGCCTCGATACTTGCGAAATTAGCCTTGTTTATAGCGTTGCTACCATAGAACGCGTTTACGCCTATTCCCTTAACGGACTGAGGTATGTTTACTGTCGTCAGCCTCGAACAGTTCGCGAGCGAACCGTAATACAGGATACGACAACCCGTGCTTATGTCAACAGTTGTGATTGACGTGTTCTTTGCTTTCATAAGCACAAGATACTGATTCGTCCCGTTACCTATGTAATAGGCGTTGTCGTACGTGTTATAGCTTATTCTCGAACAGTTGGCGAACGCCGCGCCCACTATTTCCTCGATACCGTTTCCGACTGTTATTGTCGTCAGGTACGAACAGCCCCTGAAGGCGTTGGTGTCTATTTTCTTAACCCCGTCACCCAAAGTTACGGTCGTCAAAGCCGTACAGCCGTTGAACGCGCTCTCGCTCACCGTAGCCGCGTAAACAGTAGCCGTGATTAGTTGGGTATAGCTTTTGAATGTCTCTTTGGACATAGTCACACTGTCTCCGACAGTCACGTTTTTCAGTTTAGTCTTTATGCTCGTTATAAGTGAACCCATCAGGTCGTTGTTATAACTCAACGTCTCGATATTGGTTGTATAATTGAAAGCGTTTGAACTGATGGTTTCCGTCTTTCCTATCGTAAGCGACTTCAGACCCGAACAACTGTAAAACGCCAAACTGTCTATTGTCTTTACACTGTCAGGAATCACAACCGACGTCAGACCTGAGCAAGCATAGAACGCTGACGCCTCAACTTTAACAACAGAGAACGTGTTTCCTTTTGACACCGAACTCGGTATCACTATGTCGCCTGTGTAACTATTCGACATAACGGAAATACTATTCTTGTTTAACACTTTGTATTTCAGACTGTTATTTATAAAATACAGATATGAGTTGGTGAAATCCGCGTCTGTCAGAATATTTATAGAAGACGATACGGTGCAGTTGCTGAACGCATAACTTACAGACAGAACCGAACTTGGTATTGTTATAGACGTAAGCGAACAACCCGTGAACGCGTTGTTATCTATCGCTGTCACGTCGAAATCAGTTCCCGAGTGAACAATGCTTGGTATAATCACGTCGCCTGAATACGCTGTCTGTTTTGAGACAACATAAACGACGTCCTTGTCCATAACTTTGTACCTTATGTTTCCCGAGGTAAAATACAAGTCTAACGAATCATACTCAATATCATACTCACTGTTGATAGTGACAGACGTAATGTTGTTGCAACCATTGTAAGCATTAGAATCTATTGTTGTCACGTTACTCGGAATTACAACAGAGGACAGGTTACAATTTCTGAACGCGCCGTTGCCTATTTCCTCGATAGTATTCGCTAACATAGCGGATGTCAGGTTGTAACACCAAGCGAAAGCACCCCTGCTTATTTCCGTGATATATTTGTTTGTACTGCTGTTCTGTACGTCAACCGAGGTTATGTTGCCACAGTTGGCGAAAGCTATATCGTCTATTGACTTGACAAGGAATGTTTTGTTAGATTCACTCACCGTGTCAGGTATGACTATCGCGCTCGCTGTCGGGTTGTATTTGGCGACGCTCACCTCTGTCCCTGAGGTTATCCTGTACCTCAGACCGTTCTTTACGAACTTCAGTTGCATATCAGCCGCCGACGATTCAAACGTTCCGTTTCCGACGAGCGACAGCATTTTGGTAATCAGTGATTCACTCAGGACACAGCCGACAATCTTATCCGAGTATATTTCGCTTTCCCACTCGGCGGAACTGTCGAACATTCCGTAAGCGTACATAAGGCTCGCGAATGTCGTATTGCTATTCAGGACGATTGAGTTCTCACCTATTGAGTTGCATTCATAGAACATATAACCCGTATCGGTGACGCTGTTCAGTGTTGACCTTGAAAAATCAACCTTTGTGAGTTTTGTACAGCCGCTGAACGCCGACGAGGTGGTCACAGTGTGTGACAGGTCGTCAGCCTGTTTGAAATCAGCACTTTTAATCTGTATTCCGCCGCCGCAACCGCAACCCCCTCCGCTCTCTTCTGTGTGAAAACCGTACAGGCTTTTTATTCTCCAAGTGTTAGGATAGTTGAACGTCCACCGTCCGTTCCTGTAAACGTTAGATTCTATTTCAGCCGACAGTTCGTACCCTATCACATTCTCGTTCTCGTCAGTGACCTCCTGCCATTCTGTCTTGTCGTAGTTCCAATCAATATCGTCGTAGTCTATTTCGGATTGGTCTGTCGTAGCCGAGAATGTCACGTAGAACGTCATAGTGTCAATAACGGGCGTCTCTGACGTCTTTACGGCAGGATGCTCGTATATGTATTCCTGTATGTCGCCCTCGATATAGTGAACGTCAGTCTTGTCTAAGAAATAGTGCCAAGCGTTGTCAGAACAGTAAACTTTATCGCCTGTCGTGTCGGAATAGTAATAGTAACAGCCTGCGACATACACTCTTTCGTCGTTCTCGTCCAAGTAGTAATACTTGCCCTCGTTATAATCATAGGACAGGTTTTCGTCATATATGTTCTTGTAACCGTAAAACGTCGTTGACGCTATTCCCTCGAACTTTTTAAGGTCTATATCAGTTGCCGCTATTGTTGTCATTCTGCTCGGTGTTTATGTTTACATTTCCGTTATCATCGTTCACCCCGTACAGGTCAGGGTCGAACCATTCCGTCGCCGCGCCGTTCACATTGTAGTAAAACAGTTCAGGCTCTGTTTTCTTTTGGCTTACCAACCAATGCCAATACCGTATCATATCCTTGTTGTTTTATTGTCTTACAGTGAGTTCGCCGAATATGATAGTTCCCTTGTAATAGGACATAAGATACTCGCCGTTCGTCTCGTATGTCGGCTCGTCGCCTATGACTTTCACGCTGACAGCGTTGCCCTGAGCGTCCTCGAATGTCAGGGATGCCGACGTGAATGACGCGCCTGTCTTGAAAAATATGTTCGATTCACACGCGCCGTTGCTGTCCGAGCCTATTACAACCGTCAGGGACGACAAAGCCGTCAGGGACGACACGTCAGCCGTCGAGCCTATGAAATAGTTGTGTCCCGATTCGACCTCCAACTCGCACGCGCCGCTCGTCACAACCAAGTCGCCGCTCGTTACATAATGGTTGGTAGCCGACACGTTTATAGTGACCGACGCGTAACCGTCGTTCTGTCCGTTGCCGCCTGTCGTCAGGGAAATGTTCTTTCCCCCTATAATATCCAACGCCTTGTTGCTGTCGTTCGCGAGCAACTGTGTGTTGTCAACCTGTATGACACGGAACGTGTTAAGGTCTGACGGCGTCTCCCAAGACAGGGTCGAACCGTTAGTCATCAGGAACTTGTTGTTGTGACTTGTTTGGTCGGGTATCAGGTTGGTGTCAGTCCAAGGCACGTTCACGAACGCCTTGCTGTTTCCGTCCAACTGAACAGGATAGTTGCGAGTGTTAGTCGTGCTGTCAGAGTAACCCAAGTATATGCCGCCGAGCGTGTTGCTTGACGCTGTCGGTAACGAGTATGACGACGGGGTCGGCAGTGTCACCGTGTGTTCCGATATTCCCGTGACGCGCCCGTACTTGTCAACAGTGATATACGGCACTTTGAACGTACTGCCGAACGACGGGGACTGAGCCGACGAATCACCGTAACTGCCTGCGGTCGCGCCGCTCTTTGTCAGGTGCAGAGTGCCTGTGCCTGTTATAGTGCCGCCGTCTGTTGACGTGTCATTACTTGTCGTGTTCAAGCCTGCCCCTGCCGTGATTGAGGTCACAGTGCCGACAGCCTGCCAAGACGCCTCTAACGTTCCGCCGTTATCAACAATTTTTAAACAAAGCCCTGCGGTTGTCATAGTCGGCAGACCCGTGTCAGTCCAAGGGACGTTCACGAACGCCTTGTTGGTCTGTGATTCCAACTGAACGGCGTAGTTGCGCGAGCCGACGGTACTGTCAGTGTAGCCTATCTTGATTCCGCCGAGGTCGTTAGCTGTCGCAGGCTGTATCGAGCCTGATACGTTCAGGGCGAGTGCGTCGAACTTGTACACGGGGTTAGCCTCTGTACCCACGTTCACGACTACAATGTTCGTGCCTCTCGGTATCGTTACAGCCGTCCCTGTGTATTCCTTGAAATCGGCTGTCATGGTCGCGTCGTCCGTCAGGTCGTAAACGTCACCGACTTTCGTGTCGGCGTCTTCAAGCGTGCTGTGTATGTCCGTTGACGCCAAGCCGCCCTGAACGTGATATATGCCTGACAACAACGCGTCAACCTCGTCCTTTGTGTATGCGTTGGTTATGTTGTACTCGGCAAGCGTCTCGCCCTTGTCAGCCTTTCTGTTTTCAAGTTTGGCGAGGGCGTTGTTCAGGTCGTCCGTCTGTTCTATGTCGCCTGTCTCGCCGTTGTTCTCGTAGTCTGTCAGTTGGACGCACTCACCCGTGTTGAGTGGAATCCATAAATCGTTCTTGTCGTCTTTCTTGTGCAGTTGCACTATCTTTCTTGTCTCCGCCATCGTGTTTACGGTTTTAATTGTTTTGCACAAAGATAAAAAAAATCCGTACACAATGTTTATGTACGGATTGGGTCAGCGCAAGTCCGACCTTATTATAAAAAAATGGCTCAACGAATATAGTGTTTTTTTAATCAAACAACATTTTTGTTCCGAGTTTTTATTTTATCAATATCAACCTCAACCAAGTGTCCCCAATCCTGACCGACGGACACGCTCGCCTTTAACGGCAACGCCATAAGCGGATGCTCGAAATACATAGTGTCGTATATTTTTTCAACAGCATTGTATAAATATTCCTCTCTCACATAGAAATTGCACTCGTCGTGTACGGTGTTGGCGAACCTGACGTTCTCAGCCCATGTGCTGTCCGTGTCGAACAGACGCTTGAACTTGCACAGGTCGATTCTGATTATGTCCGCGCCCGTGTTCTTGTTCACGAAACCCTGATTGTCGTACATCTGCATATCGGTTATCTTGGTACACGAGCCGACGGGAACGGTCATTCCTTTCTCCAAACACCACCATATCTTTTTCAGGCGTGTCTTTCCGCGTCTGAAAAACGACACTCTGAACTTGTCACGTCTCTCACTGTAAACGACATTGTAACCGAACAGGGACGCGACAGACCTCAGCGACACAGCCGCCTTGTAGTCAGCCTTGAACCAATGTCTTGTCAACGCCAATTTCAACAGTGCGCTGTTCAGTGTGACGTTGTCGTCCTTTATTTCACCGTCACGCTTGCACAACAGGACGAACAGGGACGCGCAGTCGCTCACCGACTTGAACACGAAATGATTTATTTTCCAACGTCTCTTTCTCAGTTTGGCTAACCATACGCGTCCGCGCAAACCGTCTCTGACCTTTGTGGCTCTCGGTGACTTTCTTTTCCCGTAAACGAGCGAGTGATTGTCGTCGCATATCATCCACTCGCCGCCGCCGAACAGACAGAACAGAGGCTCTGATTCCCCCCTGTGCGTCGGTATAATCATTCCGCCGTGTATGTCCCTGACCTTGCGTCCGATTATGTTTTCCATACGGACAGCCGAGTGTTCGGTCTCCAAGTGTCCCGACAGCGGCGTGCAACCCTGAATCGGTGAGTTGCAGGCGCAACGGTCAGCCGACCTGTAATCGCCTTTCTGATACGATTCAAACAGCATTCTCGGTCGCCCGAACAGAGTTGACACGTAACCGTTCTTACGCGCTTTCTCAACCATGCGCTGACGCCAAGACGCCAAGCCGCTCAGGTGCGAGAAATATTTTGTCAGCATAGCCTTGCACTCGTCAACGGTTATTTTCAGGCGTCTCGATATTGAGTATTCCGTCGCGCCGTATATGACACTGAAATTCAACTGTTTGATTTTAGAACGGCTCTCGTCGTCCGCCTGACCGAACATTGTCTCGGCTATGTGTCTGTGTATGTCCTTTCCCTCGCGTATTGGCTCAATCAGGTTCTCGTCCTTGCTGAAACAGGCGGCAAGCACCATTTCCTCGCCGCTGTAATCGGCTGACACCCAAACGTACCCGTCGGGACATACGAACGCGTCACGCAGTCCGCCCTTGCATTTGACTTCCCTGACAGCGTCTTCAGGGTTGTCGTCAACGGTGAAACCCAAAGCGTTGTCAGCCTTGTGTACGTAGCGTACGACGTCCTTTTTCTCGACAGCCTGAATATTGAAATCGTTGAAAAAGGTGTTGCCTCTCGCGCCGCCTGACGACAGTCGTCCTGTCGCCGCCGTCACAGTCGAATACCGAACTCGAATGGTGTCACCGTAGTTCAGCATTTTTTCAAGCGTTGTCCTGTAAACAGCGAGTTCCCCGTACTGTTTGACTAACATAACGACGGGGTTCGTCGAATCCTTGACGATAAAATCGGACAGGCTGTCAACCATTCCGACACACTCGCGCACCAATTCAAGCCTTTTGTTAGGGTTGTCTATTTCGGCGTCGTAGCCCAACAGACCGCGTAGCTTGTATTTCACCTCGTCTATGTCCGTGTTCACGCTGTTCAGTTCGTTTCTCACCCGTTCCTTTGAGACAGGCAACTCGGTGTTCCTGCATATCCAACGGACAACCTCGTTCGATTCGTTGTCCAACCTGTATATGTTGTGAATCATAGGGTACGCGTCCCAAACCTTGCGAGCCAACATTATCGTCAGCACCGTCTTCTGAGCCGCGAACAGGTACGATATTTCAGGGTCGTGCTGTGCGAAATTCACACGTTCGAGGTCAAGTTCGTATATAGGCACGTCAGGGAAATACAGGTGCGCGTACTCGTTCCTCGTCGGACACGGCTTGTTAGTACACAGGTACAGCATAATCTGAGCGTCGTGCGTATGGTTCAGACCACACCTGATTCCGTCCTTTTCAAGGAACGTGAACACGAACTCACGGTTGTACAGCAACACCTTGTTACCGTCTATTACCTTTTGAACCAAATCGAACACAGGCTCTGTGTCAACGTTGTGTCCTTTCGAGTGACGCAACGGAATATAGTACGATACTATCCTGTCCCCGTCCAACACAGCTATTGACACGCCGACAACGCTGTCAGTGTTATAGTCGAAACCCGTTGTCTCAACGTTCAGCGCGACAGTCTTTCCGTCTGTCTCAATCTGTCTCAGGTCGTCAACGCTCTCGACAAGACAAAGCGTGTGCGCCGTATTGCTGTAATCACTGTATTTCATTTTTTGTAATTATTTTGTTCAGCACGTCCGACATACGTTCGTTCGGGGCGCACTCAACGATTCTGATTCGTTTCTGAGGCTGTCTGTCCTGTCTCTCGACAGGCTCGATTACAGCCGAACCTTTCAGGTCGTCGAGACGCTTTCTATCATACGCGTACAACAAATCGTACACAGTGTAGAATCGGTTGCAACTGAAACACTTGATTCCGTTGAAATAACGCTTAGCCGCAGGGGTGTTGGTGTTGACGTGGAACGGACAAAAGAACTTGCCTGACGGAATGTTCTTTCCGAATATCCGCCTGTATTCCGTGTCTATGCTCAACGTGCCGTTGACGTAATCTATGAACGAGCGTAAGTCCATTGTTGCTGTTGTTATCGGGGGACAAATGTAATAATTTATTTATTACAAAATACGGGTACTTCAAAAGAATTATACATTCCCTCAGGTGCTGTCAACGCCAAGCCCCTACCTATCAGGTTGGTATAGTCGAAATGGTGTTGGTTGAACCATTCGGAAATACGCGCTATGTCGGAAAACCTGAACACATTTTCGATTAAAGCATACCCTGTCGCGATTTGTGTGAACGGCGGCTGTATGTCGTTACGGAATTTAGTCAGTTCGGCGAAATCGTCGTCGGTGTAATTGAGACAGCATTCATAGAAACTGATTTTTTCCTGTTCGGTCATTTCGGTCAGGGGTCTCAGGTACGGTCTCACGTTTTCCCAATGACACACACTTTCGCTTTTTACGGGCGGAAACCAATTTTCAGGGTATTTATCAACCATGTATATACTGCAAAAGCCGTTGTGATGCCAAAGGTACACGCGCCCGATTTTCGGGTACGGGTACGAATCGCCGAGGTCATATTTCACCATAAGTCCGTACGGCAACCGCGCCGCAACCTCGCGTTTGATAATGTCGATTTCGTTTGGTGTCATAGTTCATTCTCCTTTCAATAGTTTTATTCGTTATTTCCATTGTTTATTTGCTTTTTGGTTCATATCTATCCAAGAAATCGTCACACAGACCTTTAATGTCTATTTGATTATCTTCGATGGTAATCATGTCACAATACTTACATGAGCCATCAACCTTCATTACACACAAACCATCACCTGTGCTTGTTATTGTGTCACCTTCACTGATAAGCAGATATTCCAACTCTCCATTGCTCTTGTATAACAAGAACCTTGTTTGTTGTTTATTCTCATTTGTTTTCTCGCTCATAAATTTCCATTGGTTTTGTGAAGATATGCAAAAATGTGCGTTATAATCATCGTTGTCTTCCGTGTGGCATGACACATGGTATCTTCCACCTTCAATGTCGGTAACAACGCACACCTTGTTATTCGGATTATCGACTTCCGTTATAATATCACCTATCTTGAATTTTGGTTTTGTCATAGTTCTATTCTCCTTTCATTGCTTTAATAAAGTCTTCTTTGGTGCGCTCGCCTTTTTGCTCCGTAAGCCAATTCCAAGCCTTGTCAATCCATTGTTGCTTTTCCTTTTCACGTTGCTCATCTTTCCATTGCATTGCCTCAAATGCTGATTGATACGATTCAAATTCACAATCGCCGTGTCCGTGACACGGTGTTTGGTATCTTTCCGCAATTTCTCTCGCTTTTTGTTCGTTTGATATATCCATAGTTCTATTTGTTTATCGGTAAAACTTTTTATACCCTCGTTCATCTATCACCATCAGTCTTCCCCAACAGCGGTCTGTTTCAGTGCAACAATTGTGATATTCACTGCGCTCTTTATGATAGCGTTCATCGTAGCGAACAAATCTTTTTCTTGCCAATTCAAAAGAATCCGCCATTATTATTTCCCCGTCTTTGTCATATACTCCAAACAACTGTCCAAATGCTGTTTCGCATACTAAATATGGTTTGAATTTTGAAATGCGGTTTCTAAGTTTCTTTATACGCCTTGCTCTCATAACTCAAAGTTTTAATAGTTTTATTTTTTAGTGATTCCTAATATTTGTGGGTTAGTTAGAATGTTATATTCATCAAACCATGACCCTGCTTGTTTCGTCACCCAATCAACAATTTCTGATAAAGGTGTGTTTTCGTCAAATGTTTTTGCGAATGATTTTACCTCGCAATTACAAGCACAATCGTATTGTTCTCTTCGCCTAAATTCGATAATGTATGTTTTTCCCATAACCTTATTCCCTTTTCAATAATTTTATTCGGTTATTGATAATTACATTTAATGCTTGTTGCGTTGACGCTTGGAACATAAGGCTTTGTAGAAACTCAATTTCCTGTTCGTCTTTCCACGCCATTGCATCAAGTGCCGCGTCTTTTGCGGCATAGTGCGCGGCGTTATCTCCCCCAATGTCGTAGGGTGATATGTTCTCCGCAAGTTCTATTGCTTTCTCTTCGTTTGATTGTTTCATAGTTTATTCTCCTTTAATTAATTCTTTGTTATCGTGAATATTACCAACAATCGTCAAGTAAGGCATATTAAACTCGTAAAAAGTGTTGGCTATTTGCGTAGGGTGAAGATACTCGTATTCAAAACTTGCTTTCTCTTTGTTCCATACAACTTTGGCGTACATTCCCCCTACTTCAAGTATATCCCCCTCGTAAATTTCCTCGCCGTTCTTATCAAGCAAGCCTGTGAACTGACCGATGGTATCTGTGCCAACTTTGTTGTTTGCGTAAAGACCGTCACAATCATTAGGATAGATATAGCAACAATCTCTGTCATCTTGCACCAAGTCACCATACAACCATTCACCGTTTTCAAGTTTCTTACCTCTAAACTTTATCGTTCTCATAGTTTTATTCTCCTTTCATTGTATCTACAAATTCTTTTATCGTATCAATGTCAATGTAAGGGAATTTATGTTCCCAAAACTCACAAGCCTTTATTATGAATCGTTGCTTTGTCCATTCGTGCATTTGCAACATTTGTTCCAAACGTTCGCACCAATCGCCACACCGTTCAAAATTCGGACAATCAACGCCGCAGTGACATATTTCCCTTGCCTTTGCCCATACAACAGCGTACTGTTCGGGTTTCTGTACAGGTGTTTCCGCGTCCTTGTTTATCGACACGCCCGACGTGTCATACGTGATACCCTTTATGTTTTTGAAAACTTCAGTTCCGTCCATGAACACCCTGCCGCCGATACGGACGACGGTTTCCTTTTCGTTTTCCTCGACGACCGTAATGTCGTAATCCATACGCGACCAACCGCCGTCACCCGTGACGCGCTCGATTCGTTTGTTTAGTAACGTGTCGGGTATTTTATCCAACAGCGACCCCCGTTTGTATTCGTACCTGTCCCATTCAGGCGGAACGTTCCAATTGCCGACCTTTTGGGGTTTCACCCTTATAAATTCAAAATAACCCCATTCGTTCTTGCCGTTGCCCGACAATACCTCATCGACAAATTCGCCGACGGTCGTCGCCTTGTAATCCGTAATGTCGTAACGCTGTGTTTCGTCACCGCGTATTTTTGATATTGCTTTGAAATTCATAGTTATTTGTTTTTAAATCGTTTGACTGTTTCGCAACAACCTGCCGTGAACCCCAAAAGGTAACAGAACGGTTCTTGGTTGTTGAAATCGACTTTGCAATCGAAATGTTTGAACACCTCTAACGCGACGTGTCCCGATTCGTGCGCTATAATATCGTCCGTCATATCGGCTTTGCGCCTGAACCGTATGTACGCCCCGTGACGGTAACGTCCGTTAGGTAACTTTTTCGACACTGTGAACGCCTCGCCGTCCGAGTGTTCCTGCCAATCGGGTATTTCCGTCCCGAAATACTCTTTCTGTTCAGGTATGTCGGCGTCACACGACACCCACAACCGCCACGGGTAAATACCAAAATCAAATTCGTGAATCATAACTCGTGCAGTATTGATTGAACAATGTCGGCGAGTTCACCGATAATTTCAATAAGATTGTAATTGTCGGAATAATCACAGGTGTTGATTTTATCAACTATTTCCGACATTTGTTTTTTGTAATACTTTTTCAAATTCTCGTCCATAATCATTTGTATTTTATTTGTTTGACAATATTTACATTCCGTAACAACGGTTCGCCGTCCGAACCGCGCCCGACACAATCGCCCTCAACAAGATAACACGGGCGGTCGTCATACTGTACAAGTGATTGAAACGTGTTCAACGACTGTTCCGTTATCGGAATCGGTAACACGACACCGATAACCTCGTCACCGACCATCAGGCAGTTGTACACGGAAACGCCGCGTTCCGTCCCGATTTCCGTTTCAACCCTCCACACCGTCGAGCGTTCGCCCTCAGGTATGTTCCCGAACCGTATGTATTTCAACCGTTCCATAATCAAAATTTGTACATTCCCTCAGGCGCAGGTAACGCCAACTCTTCGTAAATCAAACCCCGATAATCGAACATTCGTTCATTCAACCAATCAAACGTCTTGATATTCGATATGTCGCCCCAACAGTACCATTTGTACACGTTGTCAACATACGCCGTCAAACACAATGTCGTCTTTTCGATTTTGAACCCTGTAATGTCCGCGTATTCGTTGTGTGTTTGCAAACGGAAATATTCGACCACCTCATCCTCAGTCATAGACGTCATAGGACGCAAGTAAGGTTTGATATTATCAATATCGATTCCGAAATAACATCCGTGTATATGTACTTGGTTATTAAAACAATCGACATATTCCAAACGCTCATCCTGTGAATCGTGGAAAACTCCGTTAATCTGCACCATCACCCCGTACGGCAACCGTGCCGAAAGGTCATTCACGAATCGTTGTTGTTCTTCCTGTGTCATCGTTATTGTGTTTTAATCGTTACACTTTTCAAGGTTGTTCAGCGGTTTCCTGTTTTTCCGAAATAATGACAGTATGCACATAACCGTTTTATTTTTTGATTCCCAAATAAT